AAATATATTTGAATACAATAGAGATTCTGAAATAGATAATAATAAAATATATTTATATAAAAATGCCATAATTTATCCATATGTAAATATTAAAGATGAAAATACTGACAATAAGATATATCAGGGAACATTTTATATGCACTCATGGGATATTTCAGAATTTGGTAGCGCACAAATTGTGGCTCTTGATGCCGCAAAAGTTTTACAAGAAACACTCTCTCCAGAAATTTTAATAGAAGATGCTCCTATAACTTCTGTAATTAAAAGATTGCTAGATGCGTCAGGATTTTCAAATTATTATATATATGTTAAAAAAGATGAAGACGATAAGATCATAGATGAATCAATTCCATCTGTAAGATATTGGTGGTCAGACCAGGAAAAAACAGTATGGGAATGTTTACAAGAGCTATGCAGAGATATTCAAATGAATGCTTTTGTCGATGAAAACAATATGCTTAACTTTTACAGTAGAGATTATATATATGATAATCTAAAAGATGCCTCTTGGGATTTAACCAGTGAATCAGTAATAGAGGGTTCTAAAACTTTGTTGCCAAATATTGTAAATTTAAATTCAAGAGAATCTGCAGCTGGAAATGAAGTTAAAATATTATATCAAGTTCCATTTACATCACAGTATGATGGAGGATCTTCACCATTATGGCAATCAGAAGAGACATACTTGGGGGCGGGCACACTAGCGGAACAGTTAAATGAAAACGACACTAGTTATTTTAAGCTTAATAATACAAGCATAGATACGGCACAAAATCAACAAGCATTATATAATTTTAACGGATATGTTTTACTTAATAATGAAATTATTGAATACGATGGAGTTGAATATCAGTACACCCCATTAGAAGGCGGCAGTCCAATACCAGTTGATATTAAGTCACAGTCTGATATTTATAAATATAGGTCTTTGTCTAAAGCAGGGTACTCAAGCATATACGATCCAAACTCAGCACATTTTAGACCAACGGGTAGATATAAAATTAAAAACAGAGAAGCTTTGAACACTAAAAAGGCAACTCATCCAGCAAGCCCAGTATCTTTTATAAATGCATCTGGAGAATCTGATCCAAATAAATTTAATAGATATACTTTAAATATTGCTACATCTGCTGATGCACAAGAAAAACCAGGGACTGGCACATATAAGCCTCCAGCAAACAGAACATCTGCTTCTATACAAAAATCATTTTTAAGCCTTAGCAACCTGGACCAAAATAAAACTACTTTTGATATTGCTGTAAGATCTTTTGATTCTGTAGATACGACTAAATCTTATTTTTCTTTCGGAACCAAAATGTTTTTTGATAGTCAATTTGAAAGCCCCGCACAAATAGCAGGAATTTCATTTTTTTCAAATTCAAATGGAACAGAATCTTATCATTTGATAATTAGATCTACAGCGGCAGCAGGTATGGCAAAAGATATTATAATTGTAAAAAGATATAAGGTAGGATCAAACTACAAAGTAAAAGTTTTAAAGGATAGCCAAACAAGTCACCTTAATACACTAGCTGGAATATATGCTGGACAATCATATAGCGTTGATGTGTTATTAAAAAAAGAAACAGGAAAAAATACTATAACTATATTTATTAATGGATATAAGATAACAGCATATGATGTTACATTTGAAAGTGGAGAAAACGACATATTTCCAAATGCTCCTACAAAAAATTTAGGATTGCTTTGTGGACAAGGAATAGTTTATTTTGAATATGCTTATGCAAAAAATATAGAAGAATCTGAATATAAAAATCTTGTTAATAAAATGTCATACATTTATAATGGAGTTTATTCTGACGACACAATTTCTTTAATGTATGGAAATTTAATATATAATTTAGGAGAAACTTCAAAATCTACTAATGGAGCTTTATTTGAATTTGGTTCTGTTGCAAGAGAAATAAAAAAAGCAAAAGTAAGATATACGGATAGGCCAGGAAAGCCAATTCGTTTTTCTACTGCAAATAATAGATATGCAACAATGTTAGACTATAGAGTTCAACCTTTCACGGGTGAAGCGTATGTATTAAATAATACATCAACATTCATACCCTTAGATGACGCAAACTACTCTAGTTTTTATGTGCTAGGAGACTCTATACAGAAATCAAGTCCGCTTGAATATTATACTTATGACATATCTAACGTATCTGAGTCTGACAATAAAGAGCCTATAATTTTTCAATCAAATTGGATTCAATTTGAATCAGATGCAAAAAAATTAGCCGATTGGATTAAATCTACAATACTTAATAAGGGTAGATTCATAGATATGGAAATCTTTGGAAACCCATTGCTATCTCCTGGCGATATTATAACAATTAATTATCCGCTACAGTCTATGACAAAACAAAATGGTAAATATATTATAACTAAAGTAAACCATACTTATCAGGAGGGATTTAGTACGTCAATTAGCTGTAGGGCTATTTGATTTCTAAATGGTATAATAAAAATATGGCATCTAACCCACAAATTCCAGGAAAGCGACCCATAGTAACAGATGAGGTAGAGCTAGCGGAACCCTGGAAAGTAAAACCGCAAGGCGGAGGATTTATCCGCTCAGGGGCTTTTACTGGAGCTGGAAGAGGTGCTTCTGGAGGTGGAGGAACTGGCGGAGGCGGAGAAGAGCCTCCAACTGGTAAACGCCCATCTTTAACGGATATAACTTTAATAGGTTTTGAGTCATACGAAGATGTATCTGGATTAACTAGGTTTAAAGCTAAGTTTAGAGTCTATAACTCTAGTGGAGAATCAATTGATAAATTTGATGTGGCTCTAACACTATCTGATACGCAAGGAGGAAGATCATGATAACAAAATTTGGAAAAAGATTTTTAACAGATTTTGTAGCTGGTAATGTATCTTTTGCAAATAAAGATCTTGCCATTGGAATAGCAAATAGTATTGAGTACCCTTTGAGCACATCTAATAGCAGGCTTGGTTTTGAATTTTATAGATTACCAATTAAATTTGGCGGTATAGATATTGACACTTCTGTATCTCCAGCAAAATATACAGCAATATTTTCTGCTACATTGCCACCAAATATGTCAGGAAAAATTAATGAGTTGGGAATATATCCAAGTAATAGAACTTCAAAGAATAACTACGATAGCAGATTCATATCAGATTTTGAATTACCTTATGATTGGTCAGATACACCAAATTTAGATCAAACTAATTATAGAGTTGGAGACAGTTCTTTGACTTTTATTTCTAATGGCGCTTCTTCAAAAGAGTATAAATCTACAATAAGTGGATTTGATTTAGTAGGATATAGCAACTTAGATAGTTTATCTTTATCCTATAAGGTTAATGATTCAAACCTTAATTCAATAAAAGTAAGATTTTACAGCACATCATCTGATTATTTTGAATTTATATTTGATGATAATTCACAGGGATATCATATACAGAGTATTAATTTATCTGAAATGACAACTTTTGGCTCACCAGATAAGGCTAATATAAATACTTTAGGAATTACTGTTGTTCCAAGCGAAAGCCAATCTTCCGTTTCTTTAGACGGATTAAGAATAAACGATGAAGATACGTTTGACCCCTCTTATGGATTAATAGCTAGGTCCATTCTAGATTCAGAAATTGAAAAAGTTTTTGGAAGAGAGATGTTCATAGAGTTTAAGCTAGATGTAGCATTTGGAGATTGACATGGCAGAGCCATATGCAGATTTAGGTATTACGCAAAAGCAAGACGGAGACTACTGGGATATTGTAGTTCCAGATCTTGATGCTAATACAGATTATGCAGTTCAATTTGCATGGGTGTATTCTGATAAAGCTAAGGGTAATAGTCCTTATTCTGACTTTTTTGAATTTACAACTCCAGCTCCAGTAAGAACATGTCCAATAAATGTTGAAGCTACTTGGGATCAATCTACGGCAGACTTAAAGGTTGTTTGGGAAAAGCCATTTTTAACAGACGGAATAACTAGAGATAATAGAATAAAGCTATTTCAACTTACTTTAACTGCAAACGGTTTAGATATATTTATTCCTATTGCAGTAAAGTCTGATGTTAACAATTATTCTTATACCCTTTCTCAACAAAATAACATGGCAAATTTTGGAGGGGCATTTCAAGGAACTATTGTTGGAAAAATAACAAGTATATATGGAGATGGGTCTTCAGACGATTGCTTATTTACTATTCCAACATATGTTGATCCAGTTTGTACAGGCTCAATTGCTGACAATAAATGGTCTGTAATATCGATAGATAGTGGAATTTTAGTTTCATGGAATGACGATTTAACAAAAGCAGCTACATACAGAGAAACAAGAGTTTATGTTTCTGAAACAAATAGTCCATATAATTGGGTGCTCAGATACACTGGATTTGGACCAGCGTCTATAACCTTAGATACATTTGCTGATGTTTATGTAAAATTAAATCATTTATCAGATAGTAATTGTTTGTCTTTAGATTCTTCCGTTAAAACAGGTAAAGCATTTGATACTATAGAATTTGACAATACTCCACCAGATCCAGTTATAAATCCATCTGCTGCCTGGGATTTAAATAGAGATTTAATTGTTTCGTTTACTATGCCAGCAGATTCTAAAAAACTTCCTTCTTATGTTAAGGTACATTTAACTTACAATGGCGAAACAGAATATTTTGAAAAGACAGTCAATTCTACAACAGCAAATGCACTTACGTCTGTAAAAATAACAAGAAATGAAATAATAGATGGCTTTGGGGCAAATCCAACTTCATTTACTTCAGGATACGTAACAGATCTAGACATATATAGAAATGAAAATACTACCCAAGTAAATATTGCTAATCTTGCAACTGCCGTAAGGCCAAACCCATTAAGTGGAATATTAACAACAATAAATGTTTCTTCTACTGCAAACGGATATATTGTTTCTTCTAACTTTCATCCTAAAGCTACAGGCATTGATGTTTATCAAAGTAGTTTACAAAACGGCACATACACACTAGTTGCTTCATCAATATCTAGTCCAGTTATTGTTTATGACGAGGACAACGCTGGAAATTCTGTTTGGGTAAAAGCTAAATGGACATGTGAAGATGGAGATGCAGAGATGTCTGCTTCACAAGAAGTCGAGATATTAGATGTTGGCGCATTATCATTAATTGAAAATCCAGTTAAAATAAAAACAGATGGTTCCATATTTGCTGGAACACTTGATGCAAATGACGAACCAGTATTAGCTCAAGCAAGAATGGTTATAAATAAAAGAGGATTATTTTTATATGATGATAATGATGAAAATGGAATAGGCCCAACAACACAAATCATTGGAAAATGGGATAGTCAAAATTCACTTGCTCCAGCTACATTTATTACTAAAAAAGCTAAAATTGCTAACTGGATAATATCAGAAAATAAATTTGAAAATGTTTTAACATCATCAACAAAAACTTATACTGGAATATCTCCTAATGGAACTTATGCCTTTTGGGCAGGCGCAGGTGCAGCTGGTGGATATTCTTTAGATATAAATGACGACGCTAAATTTTCTGTTACACATTCTGGTAACGTAATAGCTCGTAATATAAAAATTCTCGGCGGCGAACTACAAATTGGTAGCAATGTTACAATTGATACTGAAGGAAAAATAATTGCAAAAGAAGTAGATTTATCTGGAGAGATAAAAGCTGCTTCTGGAATTATTGGAAATGTTGAAATAGGCGGAACAATAAATGGCATAGCATATAACGGACAAATGTTAATTAATTCAGGAGAAGGCTCTAAGGTAGAAATAGGAAAATACACAAGTGGTGATATTAAAAACCCACAAATTGGATTTTCAGGAATTCAAATAACAGGCTCAAATCAAAAATATGTCCAGCTAGATCCAGTAAATGGAATTATTGCAAATAAAGGAACGATTGCTGGTTGGACCATAGATAGCAATTCAATAAATAAATCAGGTAATGTTGGATTATATGCTCCAGATAATCCACAGGCAAACGATATAATGATTTGGGCAGGAACATCCAGGCTTGGAAATCCAGGTCCTAATTTTTCAGTAACATATTCAGGAGCATTAACTGCAAATGAAGCAACAATAAAAGGTTCTATTGAAGCAAGAGAAGGATATTTTGGAACATATAATGCAACAACTAAAACAATAACAGATGGTTGGAAAATTAATGGAAAATTCCTTCAATCATTTTCAAGCGCATTTAGTGACGTTAAAGTAAAATTAGATGGGCTGCAGGGCACAATTGCTGGTGGAAATATTGTTGGATCAAATGTATTTTTTATGGACCCAGATGATTGGTATACTGCTAACCCAGGCAGTGGAAGTGGAAATCCTGGAGGGGTAGATTATATTTCATCAACAGGTAATTTTAGATTAGCAGATGGTAATTTAACATACGATGGAAATGATTTTAAGGTTAAAACAGATTTAGTTGCATCAAATGTATTTCTTGGCGCTACAAAAACATTTGATGGCGACTATTTATTAGGAGCAAATGCTACAATAGGAAATGTAACTAAAAATGCTGGTAGTTTTAGCTTGGGTGGCGGGGATATTGTTTACAACTCTTCTACAGATGTTTTTGAAATAAACCCCACTGGTAAAACTTTTAGCAATTTTAAAATTAGATTAAACGTTACAAGTAACGAAGACGGAACATTCGGAGATTCAACTTTAGTACAAGATGCTAACGGTTATCTGACTACAGGAAGAGCATTTTATTACGGCGGCAATAATTATCCTAATGGTGCAACCTCAAGAAGTACAGCGCAAGGCGGAAGACCCTTTGTCGTTGGAGATGTATGGTTAAGTAGAAAGGCCTAATATGAGTTGGTGGAGAAAAACTAGCCCGACTGATACTGGCGCACATAACATTGATGATTGGGTTCAAATAAAAAGCATTTGGAGAAAAACATCAGAGCAAGATGCAGCTAACTCAGAGGCAAGTCAAAATCCATGGGTAGTAGACGGCTGGCTAAAAATTAAAAGTGCTTGGAGATTAAATTCAATAGTTTCTGGACTTTATACTTGGGTTAAAATATTTGCTGGATCGGATTTACCTACTCCACAAATCCCATATCCAGATTTATATTTTGTTTGGCCAGATGGATTTGAAACTATAGACGCTCCAATAAATGGATCAAAAATGTTTGGAACCAGAGGTTCTTGGACAGAGGATCCTACAGAATTTAGAATTAGAATTCAAGGAAAAGATCCTTTGAGCGACTGGTCAACATTATTTGATTACACAAAAACTTATACAGAATATTTAGAAACAGATTCTTATGATAGATTTCCTTCTAATTCAAATAGTTCTCAAAGACCAACAATATCTAAGGCACAAACAAGAGAAGGATATAAGTTTAGATTAATAGTAAATGTTAAAGCAGGAATAGATCCAGATACTGGAACTGCATTAGAAAATTCATTTTATACAGATCCTTTAATGCCTAGAATGGATTTTTATACGGCAGATTTTTCTGTTTATGACGAAGTTTCAGATGGTGCCAGCTTTTTGTGGACATATGCAGCAATTGCTCCAGGGAATACCGTAAACGATTCGCTAGATATTTTTTCTCAAAAAATAAATGTTTATGATGAGTTTGAAGAAACTCTAATACTTTCTCAAACAATTCCAGTAGGCACTACAATTTATAATCTTTCTAGCCCACTACTAGAACCAAATACTACCTATGTAGTAGAGCTAGAAGTAATTGGCAAGGATGGCCATTCAGAAACTGCAGAACCGACATACGATTATGCATATGTAGATTTAATTACAATAGTAGACGAACCAGAAAATTTAACACCCCCTACTTTAGAATTACAAGATGGAGAAGAGAATAAAACTGGATCAACATATAGATTATCCAGCGGAACATGGACCAATGATCCAACAGAATATAGATATCAGATAGAATTAAACGACCAGCAAGGAACTGTTTTAGCGTATTATCCTTCAGGGAATAGTTATACGTCAGATTTATATTTTGATTACACGTTTATAAATCCAACTACATCATCCGTAAGTGGTGCAGTTGTTGCATATAATGGAGCAGACAGTTTTCCAGCTTACTCTAATACAATAGGTCCAATAACACAGCTTCAATATACAATAACTTATGAAGAACTTGGGGGCACTTTAGTTTCTGATGATATAGTAGATGCTGGAGATACAGTTTACTTGCCAACAACTTCAAGAACAGGATACATATTTAATGGATGGTATACGGAACCATTGGGGGCAGGAACGTATGTTGGAGGAGGAGGACCAACTCCAACTCCATACACACCAGAAGATAACATAATTTTATACGCAGACTGGACTGGAATAGAATACACAGTAACTTGGAATAGAAATGATGGAACTTCAGATTTTACTTCTGATACTGTAGTTAGTGGAACCACTATATATGCACCAACTCCTTCATCCAGAGAGCATTATGATTTTACCAAGTGGAGAAACCCACAAACTGGAGGAGACCCAATATTTTTAAATGCTGGAGATTCCTGGTTAGTAACTTATTCTTTTCAATTTTATGCACAATGGGTTGCAAAAACATATACGGTTAATTTTAATTATGGTACGGGAACTGGATCTCCAGCATCTAGATCAGTTCAGTATCCAGGGTCTGTAACATTACCAACACCAGATTCTTCACCAGATTACATATTTAATGGTTGGTACACAGGAGAAAACGGGACAGGAACATTTGTGGGTGGCTCTGGCCCAACTCCGACACAGTATTACCCTACTTCAAATATAACATTATACGCAAGTTATACAATTAAACAACGTACTATTACATGGAACGCTAATGGAGGTACAGGCGGAGGAACAACTGGCCCATTTAATGCTGGAACAGCACATACAGCTCCGTCACCAGGAACAAGAACTGGATATAATTTTTTGCATTGGAAAGATAGTGTATCTGGAGAATTTTCATATCAAGTTTCTGACGGAGGAAGTTTTACTCCACCGTTTGACGGAATTACATTCTATGCAAGGTGGCTAATTAAACAATATACTATTACATATAATGGTAATGGCGGAAGTCCATCCAGGTCTTCAGATATTGTAAATGCAGGATCTTCAATTACATTGCCGACTGCAAGTAGAAGTGGATACAATCTTAACGGATGGTATACCGCCTCCTCTGGTGGTACATTCTTAGGAAACCCAGGAACTAACTATACAATTAATGGCAACGCAACCATATATGCACAGTGGTCTCAAATAACTTACACAGTAACTTGGAATGCTAATGGCGGTACAGTTTCACCTACTTCTTCAACAGGAATATTGGGAGATGTTGTAACAGCCCCAACACCAACAAGGTCTGGATACACTTTTGTTTACTGGAGAAACCCAGCCACTGGCGACATGCTTTATAACATAAATGCTGGAAGTAGTTGGACCATAAATGGTAGTTTGACTTTTACAGCAGTGTGGCAAGCGGCTCAGTATACAATAACATATGAGGAGCAAGGTGGAAGCGCTGTAAGTAATGCAACTGGAACCGCTGGCACTGTCATACAGTTACCAAGTACCTCAAGAAGTGGATACAATCTTAACGGATGGTATACCGCCTCCTCTGGTGGTACATTCTTAGGAAACCCAGGAACTAACTATACAATTAATGGCAACGCAACCATATATGCACAGTGGTCTACGGTTCAGTACACAATAAATTGGAATGCTAATGGTGGATCTGGTGGCGGAACAACTGGGCCATTTAATTCTGGAATTTCTCATACTGCTCCTTCTCCAGGAGTTCGATCTGGATATACATTCCTTTACTGGAGAGATACACCAGACATAGATCATACATATCAAGTTTCTGACGGAGGAAGTTTTACTCCAACATCTAATATAACATTTTATGCAAGATGGTCTCAGCAAACATTTACCTATTATGTTGGAACATCAACATGCAACGTTCTCTCTGGTTGCTATTCTACTTCACCAACCGCAAGTGGTCCATTCCAGGGAACTGGCTCAATGCCAGCAGACACACTAGAAGGAGCATCCACCGCTAGAATTAAAACAGTTTATAGATCAACATATGCTGATGCATTATCTGCAGCGGCAAATGCTTCCTGTATAGTTTGTGCCCCAACGCCGTTCTTCCCACCGTTCTTCCCACCGTTCTTCCCACCGTTCTTCCCACCGTTCTTCCCACCGTTCTTCCCACCATTCTTCCCAAGTTTTGTTGTTACAACTACTTATTATATAGGAAGTTCAACCTGTAATGTTCTTTCTGGTTGCTATAGCTCTGCACCTTCTGCTGATGGACCATACTCAACAACTGGCTCAATGCCAGCAGACACACTGACGGGAACATCTAATGCTAGAGTTAAAACAGTTTATAGATCAACCTATTCTGACGCATTGTCTGCTGCGGCAAATGCTTCTTGTGTAGTTTGCTCGGGACCATTCTTCCCACCATTCTTCCCACCATTCTTCCCACCGTTCTTCCCATTCTTCCCACCGTTCTTCCCATTCTTCCCACCGTTCTTCCCATTCTTCCCACCGTTCTTCCCACCATTCTTCCCACCATTCTTCCCACCGTTCTTCCCACCATTCTTCCCAGGATTTGGAGGACAAACATTCTACTAAACTATTGACATAGTTTTTTAAAATGTTATAATTTATTAGGAGAAAAAATGGAAAAATATACATTGTCTGGCAGCACATATATTGTTTTGGTAAATGGAGAGTATGCTGGCTGGCTTAATATTTCTGGCGGGCATACAGAGATATTAAGAGCTGCTATGTCAAGTAATCCAACAATAATAGATATGAAAGATATAGAATTAGATTTATCTGATTTACCAGACCCAGCTTCAGATTATTATTGGAATGGAAAATCTTTTGAGAAAAGGGACATCGTTGACAAATAAATGGAATCAATTAAAAAAGATGATAAGCTCTGGAGATGTAAAGCCCTGGGATTTATTAAATCCATCTACTGAATATGCCACCGAAGAAGAGGCAAAAAGTAGATTTTCAATATGTGAAGGTTGTCCTAAGTTTAGCAAAATGACAAAAAGGTGCCTAGAATGTGGATGCTTTATGGAACTAAAAACTAAGCTAAAGCAGGCCTCTTGCCCAATGTCAAAATGGTAAATTGGCTAATTATATATAATATGCTAAAATATAATTTGAATCCATAGGATTTAAAAAGGAGAAAAAAATGACAACGCTTTCTAATAGTGATAAAGTTCTTATCGTTGATCAAAAGATAAAGAATTTGGACTATCAAAAATACGGTACCCAGCTAGATATTGCTCTTGAAAATGCTTCTAGCACACCAGATCAAGAAAATTTAAATACATTAAATGCAAAAATGACCGACATTGATGCAAAGCTATCTCTTCTAAATGAAGAAAAAAATACATTACAAGAATAGGTAAACATGTCTGATAAACTAGAATTAGTTATAACTGCATTACAGCAAAGAATTGGTGACATGGTTGCTAATTATGAAACACAAATTGCTTTGCTAAGAGCAGAATTAACTGTTCAGCAAAATAAAGAAATAGAAAAAGAAAGTTATTCAAAGATGTTAGATGAAAAAATGGAGAATATAAGTGGCTGAAGTTTTTGCAGATGGCGAACCAGTTGATCCAATTAAGTTACAAAAATTACAAGATCAAATATTAGCCATAGAGTTAAAAGCAAATCAAGCCTTTAGTCTCAGTTCTAGAAACGTAGAATCTGGCTCACAGCAATATGTATATCACACTCAGGCGGGGGTAGAGTCTTTCAGCAATGTTACTGGATCTGCTGAGCCAAAAACTGGTCAAATTGAATTAGCTTGGGGCTCAGAATATGACCAGGTTTATACAGTAGCAACACCAAGATTAAAAAATCCAAAATTAGATATAAGAGTCACATTTACTGGAGACTCTAGACAGCCAACAATGGTGGTTTATTATAATGCTCCGTCAGCAAATAAATTAGAAACTCTAAACGTACACTGGGTAAGTGTTGCAAGAAAATTAGTTACAGAATAATACTCTTGACATACACATTTTTTATGTTACAATTTACTACACATTAATGCATTATTGATGTAATATATTTTAGGAAACAAATGACAAATGATTTAAAATGGATGTTGTCATCTGATCAGCAATTCCCGTATCAGGATGACAAGGCCATATCCCTTTGGTTTAAGGTAATGAAATGGTTCAAGCCAGATGTTGTCGATTATCTTGGAGATACAGATGACCAAGCATGTTATAGTAAATATACAGAGGGAAGATCTGCAGAATTCCTAAATTTTCATAAGACAGATAGTAAAGATTTAATTGTTCCAATGATGAGACATGAGGCAAAGGGTGCCCGTGATTTTTATGCTAAAACAAGAGAAATGTTGCCAGACGCTCAATTATTTTCAGCTTTAGGTAATCATGACATAAGAGTTTTTAATTACATAGATGCAAAATTGCCAGATTACATTAATGAGGTAACACCAGAAGCATTGTGGAGTTTAGACTCTTTGGGGTATGAGTATATACATTATAATGAATTACCTAAACGTCGTTTTGGAGACATACATGTTCATCACGGATTATCTATAGCAGACACTGGCGCAGTTAGAAAAGACATGAACGATCTTCAAATTTCTCTAATTAGAGGGCATTCTCATAGAATTGCTTCACACCTACAGACATATGAATTAAGAAATAATGGCGAAGGTGAAACTATTCGTGGTTATGAAATTGGACATATGTGTGATGAAAAGGGTCCAGGAATGAAGTATATGCAGCACCACGATTGGCAAAAAGGATTTGCTATTGCTCATATTGTAAATGACTATCCTCATATTCAAATGATTCATATTGCTCCAGACTATTCTTGTGTTGTGGACGGCAAGGTGTTTACGCTATGATGAAGTGCAGCAGATGTCAAGGAAGAGTTTTTGTTGATCGTGTATTTTCACAAAAGCTACATATAGAATTGTTTTGCATACTATGCGGAAAACGTTGGATGATAAATAAGGATACGAGTGCATTGGGACGATGGCTGGAAAAAGTAGAAAAAAACAAACTAAAAGATTTAGCTATTTCTTCTTAAATAATAAAATACATAAAGTATTAAATTATTCACGAGCTAAAGATGAGCTAATTGCTTGGTGCTATCCAGATAAAAAACGTGTTCTTTATTCTTATTTACAAGTAACAAAAAACATGGAAAATGCTTATTCAACTAAGCAGGTTGCTCAGATATTAAATAAGCATAAGATTACTATTGAAGATTACATTCTTGAGGGTAAAATTAAGTACCCCCAGAAAGTATATCCGATTGGAAATCCTGAAAGTGATTGGTATAAATTTATGTATAGCGAATCAGACATAATGGATATACATCAGTTTATTTTAGAATCAGGCTATTCTAAAAACATGCCTTCAAAAAATGAATTAAGGGCCCTTCTCAAACACAATTTAATATTGTATACTAAGACAGATACTGGGTTTGTTCCAGTCTGGAAGGCGGATTAGTGGAAAAAGGCAAAGTCGTTATATGCGATATTTGTAAAAAAGAAATAGAAGTGCGTTGGGGCATATTCGCTCACGATACTTTAAATAGGCACAGAAAGGCGGAACATAAATAATGTCTGAGACAAAAGTTAAAATTGACTTATCTTTTACAAGAAACTTAGGAAATTTTGAAAGCATAAAGATTGGTATTGGTGTAGAAGATTTTGTTCGTCCAGAAGAAAATGTAGATATGGCTACCGAACGTGTTTATAAGTTTGTTGAGTCAAAGCTTATTGAAAAAACCCAAGAGGTGGAAGAAGAATTAAATAGTGGCAAGTAAAGAGCCTTATATCCTATTATCTTTATATCAAAACTTATATAAAGATAAATATGGGAAAAGCCCATCATTAAATAAATATAAAGAAAAGTGGGCTATGCAAGATGTAATAGACAGCATAGGATATGATCGTGCAAAAAAGGTTCTTGAATATTATTTTCAAACAGGAAAAGATAAGCATCCATTGCAGTTTTTTTATTTTAATTTTGACAGACTGGAAGATATGATGCTTCAAATTGAAGAAGACAAGGTTCTCAGAAACATACTTCTTGAGAAAACAAAAAGGTTAGTAGAGGGTGAAGAGTGAATACAGAAGCAGAACTAATATCTGCAGTATGCAAAAATAAAGATATAAGCACCCTTCTTGCAGATAATGCAGATGAGCTTTTTTCATCTCATAGAGATATTTGGGATAGTCTAAAGTCATATTATTATAAATTTAAAGCCGTGCCAGAGGCTGGCGTATTGATGGAGCGCCACAAAGATTTTGAGCCAGTTAAGACTACTGCAGAGACGGGATATTATCTTGACAAATTAAAAAATGAGTTTGTATCTGGAAGACTCAAGACAATCATGCTTCAGGCTGGCTCTGCATTAAAAGAAGATGCTGCCTCTAGAGTGCTTGGCAACATGCAATCTCAGCTAGCAACTTTAAGTAGATTTACTAATAATGTTAGAGACGTTGATGTTATTGATATTGATGCTGCAGAAAGACATTACCAGTCCGTTAAAGAGAGATCCGCTGCAATGGGAGGTAGCCCAGGTATTCTAACTGGCATAGATGCAATAGATAAGGCATACCCAACTGGAATGGCCCCAGGGCACCTTATAGTAGCTATAGGCTGGCCAGGAAAGGGAAAGACATGGTTTACGTCCTACCTAGCTTGTAAAGCTTGGGAACAAGGCTTTAAGCCTATGATTGTTTCTCTAGAGATGGCTCCAGAAAATATGAGAGATAGAATTTATACAATGCTTGGTTCAGGGTTATTCCGTGCAAGCGATTTATCAAAAGGAGATATAAATTTAGATGACTTCAAATCATGGGGAAAGAAAAAAACGTCGGGTAAAAACAGCTTTATCCTTATTTCTAACGAAGGTACTGCGGAAGTCACTCCTGCAACAATACAAGGAAAAATTGATCAGCATAAACCAGATTTAGTTATTCTTGATTATCATCAACTATTTAATGACAACAAGAGAAGTAATTCTGAAGTAGAGCGTAATAGAAATATATCAAGAGACTTTAAGTTGTTGGCAGTATCAAATAATATTCCAATCATTGATATTACTGCAGCAACTGCTGATGATATATCTGATCAAAAAGAACCTCCAATGATGAGTCAAGTTGCGTGGTCAAAGGCAATCGAATATGATGCCGATATGGCAATGGCAATTCATAGACATGCAAATACTGATTTGGTTGAGGTGGTTTCAAGAAAGAATCGTCATGGACAAGACTTTAGGTTCTTTTTAGAGTGGGATATTAATCGTGGTATCATCACTCCAATTTATGAGAATTTGCCAGAATTAAATAATGACTCACAAAAGAATAAAGCGATTTCAAATTAATGTAGAATTCTTAGATGATTCCGATATCATAAGAATAAAACATCAATATGAAAATCTACTGATTCATGATATGAGAGATAAAGGATATGTTAGGGTACTTGACATAGACCCTGCATTTTCTGTAGAATTCAATGGTGAGACTTGGAAGTTCCTAATGACTATCCAAGGTGTATTTGTTGGAAAGAAACGGGCATGGGATTCAGAGGGAATGGCACAAGGGAAATTAATTCCACGTACACTCCGTCCCAAATTAGGGGTGTAATAAAAGCTCTTGGGTTAGACATATTATCGGAATCAAATGATAATATATCAATGTTTTGCCCATTTCATAATAATGTACACACATTTAGTTTTAGCATAAGCACTATAACTGGTGCGTGGCTATGCTTTAATCCTTCCTGTGGACAATCTGGTAATTTAGTAGATCTTGTTAAAAAAGTTTTAGATAAAAATGATTTTCAAGCGCTTAGGTTTATATCATCCAAAGCTTCAAGCCATGAAGAAGTATTTGAAGAAGAATTAAATTCTTTATTGGAAGATAAGCCAGATTTTGTAGAATTCTCACAACAGACTTTAGACAATTTGTATAATGAATTAGGTTTAAATAAAAAAGCACAAGATTATTTTATATCTAGAGGTATAAATGAAGAATCTATGCATTACTTTAAGCTTGGATATTCTTCAAACCAAGACATGGTTATTGTTCCTGTCCATAGTCCAGACGGTACACCAGTTGGTCTGGTTGGAAGATCAATATCTGATAAAAGATTTAAAAATAGTACTAATTTGCCTAAAAGCAAAACACTATTCAATATTCATAGGGCAAAAAGAATTGGTGACAACGTTATAGTTGTTGAGTCTAGTTTTGATGCAATACGTGTTCATCAAGCAGGATTTCCAAATGTAGTTGCAACGCTTGGAGGCCACATCTCTGTAGATAATATTAAATTATTAAATAGATATTTTAACAAAGTAATAATAATGACAGATAGTGACGAAGCAGGAAGAAATTTAGGAATAAGCATTGCTAGCAAATTAAAAAATAAAAACCTCTTGTGGGCTTCTCATAGTTATGGTAAGATATATCCACACGATGCAAAAGATGCTGGCGATATGACAGATGACGAAATAAAGCTATGTATTAATAATGCGGTATCCGATTTCGAATATCGATCTTGGGCAACGTGATATAATAGACAGACAGACGGATATATACCGTCAACTATAAAGGAGAATATATATGGGTATCGTTAAAGGTCTTAAAGACTTAAACAAAGCATTAGATAAGCCACAGCCAACAGGTGGCTCAGAAAACAAAGGACGTTGGGTTAAGCTAGAAGATGGAGAAAGCGTAAAGATTAGATTTCTTCAAGAACTAGATCCAGATTCACCAGACTATAATGATAAATTGGGTCTCGGATTTATTGCAGTAGAACACACAAATCCAAAAGATTATCGTCGTAAAGCTCTTTGCACAATGGAAGATCAGGGCAAGTGCTGGGGTTGCGAGCAACACAGAAAAGATTATAAGGCAGGCTGGAAAGGCCGTTCAAGATTATACATAAATGTATTAGTTGATGACGGCAAGGAAGAGCCTTATGTGGCTATTCTTTCACAAGGTTCAAGCGGTAAAACAGTTACTCCAACGCTAATCGAATATGCTGGAGAAATGGGATCTATTACAAACCTAATGTGGAGAATTAAAAGGTCTGGAACAAAAACAGATACTAGCTATACAATTATTCCACTTGCTAAGGATGAGTCCAAGTTTGATGTATCTGGACTTGAATTACATAAGTTGGAAGAAACTGCGATTCGTGACCTACCTTATGCGAATCAAGAAGCTTTCTTTAATGGAGAAGGCGGACATGAAGAAGAGGAACCATCTACATCTAGCGATGTAACTTGGTAGTAGTTGAAAGGCGGAGAGTTAATGTCATTTGTGCATCTTCATGTGCATTCTCATTATTCATTGATGGATGGCCTTAACTCTCCTGCCGAATTAGTTTTGGCAGCAAAAAATGCTGGACAGAAATCAATTGCTATAACAGATCATGGAACATTATCATCTCATAGAGATTTTCAAATAGCATGTAAAGAAAATCATATAAAGCCAATATTAGGTGTAGAGGCTTATATTTCTCCTACAGATAGATTTGATAGATCTTCTAAAACAGACAAATCAATTCAAGCTTATAACCATATAATACTGTTAGCAAAAAATAAAAAAGGTTTAGAAAATATAAATACCTTGCAAGAGATTGCATGGAACGAAGGCTTTTATCATAAGCCACGTATTGATAGAGAGGTATTAAAAGAATATGCGGAAGGTATTATTGTTCTTAGCGGATGCCTTAATGGCCTTATTAGTAAAGCTATTGAACGCCAGGAGTTCTCAGAAGCCAAACTTATACTCAAAGATTTTAAACAAACTTTTGGTGAAGACTTTTATATTGAGGTTCAGTCGCACAACCCAAAAGAAGTAAATGACAAGCTTCTAGAATTGGCAGATGAATTAAAAATTAAGGCGGTAGCAACAGGAGATGCTCATTTTGCTAAGGGTGAAGATAAAGTATTAGAAGAAGCAATGCTTATATTATCTACAAATCCTAAAATGGATAAAGAAGCAGATTTCGATGAATCACGTAAAATGAAGGATATGCTAGATAGATTTAACTACTTATATCCAGACAGAAGAATATCATTTCAAGACTATAATCTATTTATACAAACTCGTGAAGAAATAGAAGTAGATTTTAAAAAGACTGGTATAAATAGAGTTGATATATTTGAAAACACATTAGAAATAGCAGATAAAATACAGTCATATGATTTTTATCAAAATTTAGATTTGCTTCCAGTTCCTAAAACTAATGCAGATGATAAATTAGCAGACATGTCATTTACTGGATTAAAAAAGTTAGGCCTAGATAATAATCAGGCATATATAGATAGGCTAAATGAAGAGTTGTCTATAATTAAGCAAAAAAAGTTTGCTTCCTACTTTTTAGTTGTTGCAGACATGATTAACTGGGCAAAATCTCAGGACATGCTTGTTGGGCCTGGACGTGGATCTGCTGCTGGATCACTTGTGTGTTACACAATCGGTATTACAGATGTTGATCCAATTAAATATGATCTTTTGTTTTTTCGCTTTATTAATCCAGAGCGTAATGATTTTCCCGATATTGATACTGATTTTGAGGATCGTCGTAGAAAAGAAGTAAAAGAATATCTTAAAAGGAAATTTAAGCACGTAGCATCAATATCAACATATACTTATTTTAAAGATAAGGGAGTAATTAGAGATGCTGCACGTGTATTTATGGTCCCATTAGGTGATGTTAATAAAGCATTGAAGTCCGTTGATACATTTGAAGACTACCTAGATTCTCCAAATACAAAAGAATTTAGAACAAAGTATCCAGAGGTTACTTGGCTTGCAGAGAGACTACGTGGAAAAATTAGAAGCGTAGGAGTACATGCTGCTGGTGTTGTAGTAGCAAAAGATGATATTAGAAAGTACGCTCCAGTAGAATCTCGTGAAGATGCACAGGATAAGGTATCTGGAAGAATTCCAGTAGTTGCATATGATATGGACACTGTTGCTGATATAGGTCTTATTAAACTAGATGCTCTTGGTCTAAAAACATTATCAGTAATATCTGATACACTAAAATCAATAAAGAAAAGATATAATAAAGATATAGACCTATCGTCATTAGATTTAAATGATGAAGAGGTTTATAAAGTATTAAGCGAGGGATATACAAAAGGCGTATTTCAGGCTGAAGCAACTCCATATACAAACCTATTAATGAAAATGGGAGTAAGCACGTTTGAAGATTTAGCTGCATCTAATGCTCTTGTTAGACCAGGTGCTATGGATACAGTTGGCCCTTCTTATATTAAAAGAAAGCACGGTGAGGAAGCAGTTAGGTTTGTTCATCCGATCATGAAGCCTTTCACAGAGAACACGTTTGGAGTTATTATATATCAAGAACAGGTTATGCAGGCTTGCGTACACCTTGGTGGTATGACTTGGTCAGAAGCTGACAAGGTTAGAAAGATTATTGGAAAGAAAAAAGATGCAAAAGAATTCGATCAGTTCCAAGATAAATTTATTCAGGGCGCTTCGTTACATATCAGCAAGCAAGAGGCAGAACAGCTTTGGAAAACATTTGAAGCACATGCTGGATACTCGTTCAATCGTAGTCATGCTGTTGCTTATTCTATGCTTTCTTATTATACCGCTTGGCTTAAGCTTCATTATCCTTTGGAATTTTTATTCTCGCTCCTTAAAAACGAAGGAGATAAAGACGCAAGAACAGAATATTTGATTGAAGCAAAGAGATTAGGCCTTAAGGTAAAACTTCCGCATGTAAATGAATCAGAAGTTAATTTCTCATTACAAGAAGATTCAATTAGATTTGGTCTTGCAGAGGTTAAATTTATTTCAGATAGCATAGCAAACAAAATTATAGATAATAGACCTTATAAAAATTATGAAGATTTTAAGTCTAAGGCTGGCAAAAAAGGAAGTGGAATAAATTCAAGAGCAATTGCTTCATTAAATGCTATCGGCGGTGCAGCGTTTGAAGATAATCCTAGAAATGGAAAAGAATCTGAGTCTTATTATGAATTTTTAGGGATTCCAACTTTCAATCTAGACTTACCTCCACGTATTAAAGCCCAGGCAAGGCCGATAGAAGATTTTGATCCGCTAGGTTCTTTTGTTATATTTGGTATGGTTAAAAACATAAAAAGAGGAAATGGATGGGCACGAGTAGAAATAGTTGATGAAACTGGCAGTATAGGATTATTTCATACCGAACAAACCCAGATAGAAACAAATCAAATGTATTTTATATTAGTTGGTGACAATAGAATAGTTAGATACATAAATGTAAAAGATATAGATCCAAAGTCTAATGATTTATTTATTGATTATCTTTATAGGAGAGAGTATGATCTTGCCGAAGACGAACAGATTGTGGTAAACTTTACTCCTTATAAAACAAAAAAGGGGCAAACTATGGCACACATAGTTATGTCTGATAAATATAAAAACCTAAAAAGAGCTATCGTTTTTTCAAGCATGTACCCAATAGCGTTAGCAAAAATGCGAGATGGCATGACATGTAGGCCAATAACAAAGCCATTGGACGACGGCACATTAATGGTAAAGGAGATAAAATGACACAAACACCAGAAGAGGTATTTCAAGCCATGAATGCATCAAGAATATTAGTAGCAATTTTAACCAAATTAGGTTCTGTTGAAATTCCTACACAGCTATTTATGGATGCAAATAATCAAGACAAACAACTTTCAGTAACATACAATGATGAAAATTTATCGTTTGAATTTAAATTACGTGAAGAAGAAAGCCAAGGAGATTATGAACTCGTTGCCGACTGATTACGGTTTAGACGCTCTATCTGCTTTATTACATGAAACAGCAAGAGACAAAGGGTTTTGGAATGGAGAATATTCATATGACAAAATTGGCAACAAACTTGCTCTTGTACATTCGGAAGTTACTGAGGTTTTGGAAGCTATACGTAAAGATCAGGGGTCTGAAAAGGTTGTAGAAGAGATAGCAGATACAATTATTAGATTGCTAGATTTATATGCTGCTATGCGTAATGAAGAGTTTGTTACTCATAGTTTAGATGAAGTGCTGCAAAATAAAATGGATAAAAATAAAACTAGGCCAGCTCTTCACGGGAACCGTTTTTAATGATATACTATACTAAAGAAAGAAAATAATGACACTACAAATAGACGATATACTAGCAAAGCTAGATACAAAAACTAGAAACAGAGTTCAATCTGCAATTGATGTTAAGGTTGAAAAGCAAAAGACTCCTAGCATTGGGCTAAACCTTGCACTAAAAGGTGGACTTGGCTTTGGTAGACAAGTTTTAGTTTGGGGAAACAAGTCAGCAGGTAAATCGTCATTTTGTTTACAAATGATTGCACAAGCACAAAAAGAAGGAAAAGTTTGTGCTTGGATAGATGCTGAGCATTCTTATGATCCATTATGGGCATCGAAGCTTGGAGTAGATTCAGAAAAACTTGTGTATTCTTCTGCAAAAACTATAAATGATATGGTTGACGTTGCTACACAACTTATGGAAGCTGAAGTAGATATAATTGTAGTTGATTCTATATCTGCGCTTCTTCCTGCAATATATTTTGAAAAAGATTCAGATGAACTCAAAAAACTTGAGGACACAAAACAAATAGGCGCAGAAGCAAAGGATATGACCCATGCGGTCAAAATGTTAAATTATGCAAACAAAAATACATTACTTGTTCTCATTTCCCAACAAAGAAATCAATTTGGCTCTATGCATGCCAGCCACATACCTACGGGAGGAATGGCAGTCAAATTCTTTTCCTCCACAGTCATTAAGCTTTGGTCTTCCGAGGCTGAGGCTAATGCTATCAAATCTGGCATTAAGGTTGGCGATAAAATTATTGAACAAAGAGTCGGAAGACCAGTTAATTGGATTATTGATTACAACAAACTTGGGCCCCCAAATCTATCTGGACAATATGATTTCTACTTCCAAGGAGAAACTTTAGGAGTAGATGGAGTTGGAGAAACTTTAGATGTTGCAGAAATGTGCGGTATCGTGGAAAAAGGCGGAGCATGGTATACAGTAAATGGAGAAAGATTACAGGGAAGAGCAAAAGCAGTTCAATATCTTAAAGATAATCCTGATGTAGTTGATAATTTGAAAGAAGAAATTGATGCCAGATATTAATGAGTTTATTGGACCAAAACCAACACAAGAAAATATCAGTACTTTAGAAAAAGTAATTGGATCTAAACCTTGTTTTAAATGTGAGTTAGATGTTAAAGAGTATTATTGGGACCCAATTAAGTTTATTATGACATGGACATGTAGTAATGGTCATGAAAATAATGTATCGGTTAATCAATGACAGAACGTGGCGAAGCTAAAAGAGATGGGGCAAAGGCGCAAAAAAATTCTGGACGTGGCCAATACCAAAAAGGCGACGCCCAGTGGAATCAGTTTGTTGTAGATTATAAAGAATCAAAATCATCTTTTACATTAAATCAAGATGTTTGGTCTAAGATCTGCACGGATACTTTTAAGGTTAGTAGAGAAAAGTATCCAGCATTAAAGTTAATTATAGGCGAAAAGAAAAAAGTAAGACTTGCCGTAATTGAATGGGCTATGCTAGAGGATCTAGTAGAAGCTTGGTCTTTACTTGATAAAATAGTAGAGGCTTCAGAAAAGGGAGAATGAAGATGCCAAATCCAACTATTACATTAGTAGGTAGGCTTGGCCAAGACCCAGCTCCAATTGGAGATACAGGTCTTAGGCTGCGTGTGGTTACACATGATAGAGTAAAAAATGAAGAGACAGGAAAGTATGAAGATTCCGCAACCTCATGGTGGACTGTAAAACTTTGGGGCAGATTTGCTGAACAGGCAAGACATACTATTAAAAAGGGTCAAGAGATAACCCTCACTGGCACCATATACGAATCTACTTGGACCGATAAATCTGGGAATAACAGAAGTGAGCACGAGGTTAAGGTATATAAGCAGATGGAGGGACACTGCATAGCAGTAACTTCTTATAGTCTTCAGAAAGATCGTGCATCAGATAAATTTTTTGATGAAGTAGAGGTACCATTTTAATGAAAGAAATATTTTTAACAACATTAGTCGGTACCGTCGTTGGTGGAATTTTTAGTGCATTTAAGTTGCCAATTCCAGCTCCTCCAGTTTTTGCTGGACTTATGGGAATAGTTGGATTGTGGATCGGCTATGCATTAGTTACAAGAATTATGGTTGGATAGCATGTCAGACGTGAACACCTTGGAATTAATTAATAAAATAACTGAATTTAATGACCTTCATGAGTATATGAAAGACGAACAGTTAGATAAAGCTTTATCAATTGTTGTTAAGCTTTTAATGAATCCAGATGTTCCCGCTGCTAAAGCACCGCAGTTAATTATTGAGTTGCAGGCTATGTCTACAAAATTCTCTATGATGGCTGCGGTGTATTCTACAATTGCAAAAGATAAAGCGGGCACTGCAAATAACAATAAGAAGAACATATATTATTCAGCAAAGGAGTCAATAGATAAACTTGTGGATGCCCTCAAGTATGTCGTAAGATATAATGGCTAGAGAAATAGTAAACAATTTAAAATTTAAAAAAAATACAGGTAACTTTGACCCATCTTCATTTTCTAAAATGTTAAATGATGCTTATTTGTCAACAAAAAAACCTAATCAAAAAACAACAAAGACTAGTTTTAGTCCAAGTTCTTTAGGGTATGGACACGGTAATTGTCCAAGATATTGGTATTTAGCATTCTCTGGTGCAATGTTTATAGATGAAAATGATTCTGTAGCTATTGCAAATATGTCTCAAGGCACCCAGGCTCATGAAAGAATACAAAAAATGATTACAAAAATGGGTGTTATGAAACATGAAGAGTACGAAATTATAAATGAATATCCACCAATAAGGGGATTCATCGATGTGATACTGGACTGGAATAACGAAGAGGTTATTGGAGAAATAAAGACTGCAAAGCAAGAAAGCTGGGATACGTATCAGGGTAAAATGAGTCCTGCTCCAAATCATTTATTGCAATTATTGACATATATGAAATTAAGAAATGTCAAAGAGGGTTTCTTTTTATATGAAAATAAAAATACTCAGCAGGTTTTGATTATTCCTATTCAAATGAATGATAGAAATAAAAAAATTATTGAAGAATTATTTGAATGGCTTTGCTCTGTTTATGATAACTTTAATGATGGAGACCTTCCAATTCGTCCATTTAAAAAATCTGCATCTCAATGTAAAAACTGTCCAGTAAAAAAAGAATGCTGGTCTATAGAGGAGGGGCTAGTAGAAATAGCTCCGTATGAGCCAATTAAAATATGATATGCGGTAATAAAGAATGCGCTAAGGATTTCAATCCTAAAACTCATAATCAAAAATATTGTTGTGATGAATGCTGCAGAATTGCAACAAATAAAAAAATAATGGAAAAATATTATGAAAAAAAAGCAATCAGGTCTGGAGTTAAAAGAGAATGTAAGTATTGTAAATCTCGTTTAAGTAGGTACAACCAGTCTTTAATTTGTTCTAAATGCGAAAAGGGAAACGTATCAAAACATAGAAATCAAATTAAAAGGATGTTAAATGACATTAGCCAGCCTGATTAAAACTAAAGCAAATAGAGTTTTGGGAATTGATGCATCCACAAATTCAATTGCTTTTTGTCTGCTTGAAAATAACAAGCCAATTAAATGGGGTAAAATTAATTTAACAGGAAATGACATATATGAAAAAATATATGATGCTAAATGCAAAACGTTTGCAATGATAGATGAATTAAAGTCAGACTATATTGCAATTGAAGGGGCAATACTTGTCAAATCTGCTGATGCTGTGATAAAATTATCTTATGTCTACGGTGTTGTTATTGCTGAACTTATGTCTACTGGCTCTTCCGTTATTACTGTATCCCCTAGTTCTTGGCAGGCACATATCGGCAATAAAAACCCAACGAAGTGGGAAAAAGACAAACTAAGATCAGAAAATCCTGGGTACGCAGATTCTTGGTATAAGAATAAAATGCGGGAAATTAGAAAGCAAAGAACAGTAGATTATTTTAATAAAAAATATAATTTAAGCCTAGAAGATTTTGATGTGGCAGATTCATTCGGAATTGCCTACTATGCTAATGAAGTGTTAACTAAAAGATGATTATACAGATTATAGGACTTCCTGGCTCTGGAAAGACAGAGTTAGCAAAAGCTTTGAAGGAAAGAATTAATGCAATCCATTTAAATGCAGACGAGGTTCGATCAACTGTTAATTCAGATTTAGGATTTAGTCCTGATGATAGAGTTGAACAGGCACGTCGTATGGGAGAAATGGCAAGGTTAATTGCTAAACAAAATGTTGCGCCAGTTATTGTTGACTTTGTATGTCCAACAAATGCAACAAGATCAGCTTTTGGCAAGCCAGACATTTTAATTTGGATGAACACTATACCAGAGGGAAGATTTGAAGATACAAATAAATTATGGCAAGATCCAGAAGATTTTAATATTTCATATATTGATTTTGTAGATGACGTAAGCTCAAGAGCAAAAGATATATGTAAGATTTTTAAGCTGCATGATTGGTCAGAACCTACAACATTAATGCTTGGCAGATATCAACCATGGCATGAGGGGCATCATGCTTTGTATGTTGAGGCGGGCAAAAGAACAGATCAGGTACTTTTGGGTGTTAGAAATACATATAATACAAGTCCAAAAGATCCTCTAACATTTGATCAAGTAAAAGAGTATATATCTAAAGATGAATTTATGGATAGAGCAATGGTATTAAGATTGCCTAATATTACTAATATTGTATATGGTCGTGATGTTGGGTACAAGATTGAACAAGTAGATTTGGGGGCAGAGATTCATGCTATATCGGCTACGCAGAAGCGTAAAGAAATGGGCATCTAAAGTTTGGAATTGGATTACTAAGCCAAACAATATGGAATGGCCATCATGAATGTAAGTAAATCTAGATCTGCTATAAAAGCTGTAACATGGAGAGTTATAGGTACACTTGATACATTTTTAATATCATTTTTGATAACTAAAGAGCCAGTTACTGCTGGAGCAATTGCCAGCATGGAGATTATTACTAAAACTGTTCTTTATTATTTTCATGAGCGAGGATGGAATAAAATACAGTGGGGTAGAAAATGAAATTATATAAAAGTAAAGATTGGCTATATCGTAGATATGTAGTTCAAAAGAAAACTATGGAAGATATAGCAAAAGAATGTGGCGTAACTGTTATGACCATATATAGAGCATTAAAAGAGAATGGATTAATTAAATGAGTCTTCAGCCAGTATTTCCAGATTCAGGTCAATTTCAGTGTGATGATTTATATTTGCTAACAGTTGGAACAGAGGCAGGAAAAGAGATATTAGAGACCTGCCACGAAATTGCACATATGCTAGTAAAGAAAAATATTGCCTACGGCAACTCAGCCTTAGACCCTGTGCGTATATTTTCAAAGGCGGGACCAAGAGAGCAACTTCATGTCAGAATTGATGATAAATTAAATAGGCTTATGAAGGGCACAGATTATCCAGGTGATAATGATATTGATGATCTGATTGGATATTTAGTATTGTTAAAAATAGCCAAATCTCAATCCTAGTCAACCAGGATATGGTATAATAAATTTATATGGAAATTGAATTATCTGATCATTTTGATCGTATGAACAGGGTTGTAGAAGAATTATTAAAAGGAAATAACCCTACCCAGATTGCCACCCTAACAGGGTTTAAGCGATCAGAGGTTATAGAGTATATAGACGAGTGGAAAGGGGTCGTCAGAAGCGATTCTGGGGCCCGTGAAAGGGCAAAGGAGGCCATCTCTGGAGCTGACCAACATTACGCTATGCTCATTAAAGAAGCATGGAAAACCGTAGAGGATGCAGATCAATCTGGGCAGCTAAATGTAAAGGCAACTTCTTTAAAATTAATTGCAGATATAGAGGGTAAAAGAATTGGAATGTTGCAAGAGGTTGGCCTTTTAGATAATGCTGAACTTGCTACACAAATTGCTGACACTGAAAGAAAACAAGAAATACTTGTTAATATTTTAAAAGAAGTTACTGCTACATGTCCTAAATGTAAATTAGAGGTAGCAAAAAGACTTTCTCAGATAACTGGGATTGTTGAGCCAGTAGTTATAAACGAGGAGTTAAGTGGATCTTAATTTTAATGATCTCATTGATATCCTAGACGGAGAGGAATTTGATGAAAGACCAGTCGACTTACGAACATTTGTTACAAGCCCAGATTATCTCGGCTTACCTCCGCTTTCGGAGTACCAGTATACACTCATTGAGAAGAGTAGCCAAATCTATAAAGAGTCTACCCTAGTCAAACTTTTTGGAGAATCAGAGGGTAGAACTAGATATAAACAAACTTGTAATGAGGTAATAGCACAATTAGGTAAAGGTAGTGGTAAAGACTATTGCTCAACCATATCTGTAGCCTATATAGTTTATTTGCTATTATCACTTAAAGATCCAGCAACTTATTATGGCAAACCACCTGGTGATACTATAGACATCATTAATATTGCTATTAACGCACAGCAGGCTAACAATGTTTTCTTTAAAGGTTTTAAGACTAGAATTGAAAGAAGTCCGTGGTTTATTGGAAAATATGAAGCCAAGGCCTCTGAAATTAAATTTAATAAAAATGTAACGGTTTATTCTGGACACTCAGAAAGAGAAGCTTTTGAAGGTTATAACGTTCTAGTAGCGGTTCTTGACGAGATATCTGGATTTGCTCTTGAAAGTACAAGTGGACATGACCAGGCAAAAACAGCCAGCGCCATTTATGAAATGTATAGAGGATCTGTTGATTCACGTTTTCCAGATTACGGTAAAGTAATTTTACTTTCATTTCCAAGATTTAAAAATGATTACATTCAGCAAAGATATGCAGAAGTTGTTGCAGAAAAAGAAACTATAATTAGAACTCATACATTTGATATTGATCCAGATTTACCAGAAAATACTCCAGGCAATCAGTTCGAAGTTTCCTGGGAAGAAGATCATATAGTTTCATATAAATTGCCAAAGATATATGCAATAAAAAGGCCTACATGGGAGATTAACCCCACTAGAAGCATAGATGATTTTAAGGTTCCATTTTATAGAGACCCAATAGATGCTCTAGGTAGATTTGCATGCATGCCACCAGAAGCTATAGATGCTTTCTTTAAATCAAGAGAAAAGGTAGAGAAAGCATTCAATAATATGTCTTTAGCGGTAGATAATTTCGGCAGATTTGAAGAGTGGTTTGTTCCACAACAAGACAAAGAGTACTTTATACATGTAGACTTAGCACAAAAACATGACCACTGTGCTGTTGCAATGTCACATATTAATAAATGGGTTAATGTTAAAGTAACAGATAATTACTCTCAGCCAGCTCCGATTGTAGAAGTCGATGCTGTTAGATATTGGACACCAACTTCTGATAAATCCGTAGACTTTACAGAAGTTAGAGATTATATTTTGTCATTAAGATCACGTGGATTTAATATTAGAATTTGTACATTCGATAGATGGAACTCTCATGACATGATGCAGCAGCTAAGGCAGTATGGTATTAATACTGAAACTCTATCTGTAGCAAAAAAACATTATGATGATATGGCAATGGTTGTTTTAGAAGAAAGATTAAGCGGGCCACACATAAAGCTTTTAATCGATGAGTTGCTTGAGCTTAGGATCATGAAAGATAAAGTCGATCACCCAAGAAAAGGATCTAAAGATTTAGCTGATGCGGTATGCGGATCTATATTTAATGCAATTAGTTTGACAAGGCCTGATTTTGGAAATGTAGAAGTACATACATACTCATCTTTACGCTCTAGAGATAGGGTTAAAGAAACACTTGTTGAAGATGATAGAAATGTTATCAGGGCCCCAATACCAAAAAGGTTGGCTGATGTTTTAGACGGAATGGAAATTATATGAGCATATATCAAGATAAAGCTAAAGAATGCAAATGTTGTGGAAAGCACGTACCTCTTCCAGTTAGATTAAAAGAATTTAATGGAATAAAAGTTTGCCCCACTACATTTGATAATATATCAGAATATAAAAGAATATGGAATGAGATAGGTTATAGGCCCCCAGGAAATATAAGAAAACATTTTTCAGATTACGTTCAACAAATAGTTGAACAGTCTATTGACAAAAAAGATATAGAAAATATATAATTAATCAACTAGGCACCAGTAGCTTAGTTGGTTAGAGCCCCCGACTCATAATCGGGTAGTCGTAGGTTCAAGTCCTACCTGGTGCACAAAGGAGTATGGTGGAAGAAGAAGAAGCTCTAAAAAAAATACAATACTACATAGATATTGGTGCAATAAGATTAGCTGGCTATAATGATGAGGGCGAAGCTGTATTTGAATTAAGAGAAGATATAACAAAAGAACTTGCTCCAGAATTATGGGAATCCCATATGGAATATGTTGACAGTAATTTAGCAGAGTTATTTGAAGATGGTTTGATGAATGTAGAGTATGATGAAAATCTTCAAGCAACAATGCATTTTTCAAAAGAAGGATACGATATAGCAGTAGAAAAAGGAATAATACCTTTAGAAGACCAAGAATTTTAGCCCTTGTAGCTCAGCGGATAGAGCGAGGCTCTTCTAAGGCCTGCGTCAGAGGTTCGATTCCTTTCAGGGGCGCATTGTAATTTTGGACCATAGCTCAGTCGGCAGAGCGCAGAGCTGTTAACTCTGATGTCCCAGGTTCGAGCCCTGGTGGTCCAGCGGGAATAAACCCACTTATATATAAGGAGAAATATGAAAACTGTAGGAGAAAAACTTGGTAACTTTGCTGTTACTGGAGTTAAGCCTGGGGCTTTGTCTTATGACGATTCCTCATTTGAAGTAATTACGCAAGATTCTTTTCCAGGTAAATGGAAAGTTATTGCATTTTATCCAAAAGATTTTACATTTGTATGCCCGACAGAAATTGTCGCATACGATGCTTTGGTTAATGATTTTAATGATAGGGATGCAGTTCTAATGACTGGGTCTGTAGATAACGAATTCTGTAAGATAGCATGGAGAAATGCTCATGAGGATCTTAAGAAAACAAATTCTTGGTCGTTTGCAGATACTGCACATCAATTGGCAAGTGATCTTGGCATACATCATTCCTCTGGTGTTACTTACCGTGCAACATTTATTGTTGACCCAGATAATATTATTCAGCATGTTACATGTAATAATTTAGATGTCGGTAGAAATGCAGATGAAGCACTACGTGTTCTTGATGCTCTTCAAACGGGAGAACTTTGTGCATGCAATAGGCCTCTCGGAGGAGAAACTCTATAATGTCTTGGGTTGAGCAGCTAAAGGAATCTTTACCAGAGTATGCAAAAGATATAAAATTAAATCTTGATGCTGTCATTAATCGCAGTACAGTTGACCCAGAGCTAGCAACCCACCTAGCTCTGGCAGCTTCCTTTGCTACTGGCAATGGAAAACTTATTGCTTTTATTGCTGCAAGCTCTACAAATGAAGTAGAAAAAAATGCCGCAATGACAGCTGGTGCTATCATGGCACAAAACAATGTGTGGTATCCATACATTGAAATGGCAGACGATTCTAATTTAAAGGGTTTGCCTGCACAGTTAAGAATGAATGCCATAACGTCACACGGAGGAACAACAAAAGCCAACTTTGAAGCTTACTCACTAGCATCCTCAATTATTGGTAAATGTCATTTTTGTGTAAAAGCACATTATGAGACATTAAAGCAAGAAGGGTTTACAGTAGAGCAATTAAGAGACATTGGAAGAATTGCTGCTACAGTGAACGCATTGGCTAAAATTTTAAATTCTTAGTCAAGTGGTCCATTAGCTCAGTTGGTTAGAGCGCTACCCTGTCACGGTAGAGGTCGACGGTTCAAGTCCGTTATGGATCGCTTAGCCTCCTTAGCTCAATAGGTAGAGCAACGCACTTGTAATGCGTAGGTTGACAGTTCGATTCTGTTGGGGGGCTCACAAGTCCCTATAGCTCAGTTGGTAGAGCAACAGACTTTTAATCTGTGGGTCGTAGGTTCGATACCTACTGGGGACACGCCCTTGTAGCCCAGTGGCAGAGGCATACGACTTAAAATCGTAAAAGCGTTGGTTCGAATCCAACCAGGGGCACAAATGATATAATGTATTATGATTAAATTAATAAAAAAAATATATTTTAAAATTAAATATAAAAAAATTTATAAATCTTTAAATAATAAAAAAGATTTTATTTATTAGAAAGATTATTATGATTAATAGTTTGTTTCTTAGAAGAACATTAAAACAAATGTCTTATCAAAATCTAATACCTAATAATCATAATATTGATTATAGTTTAAATGAAGATGGATATAGAACAAAAAATTTTAAAAACAACGAAGATCTTTTGGCTTTAGGATGTTCGCAAACTTTTGGATGGGGCGTAAACATAGATCAAACTTGGCCAGAAATTTTTGCTAAAAACAATAATATTTCTGTAACAAATATATCATTGCCAGGAGATAGTGCACAGGGTCAGGTAACAAAAGCTTTTGAATATTTTAAGAGATATGGAAATCCTAAAATTGTAATAGGTGTTTTTCCAGCTTATAGAATTGAATTTCCAATAGTAGAAAAGTTTTGGTCTCACGGGGATGAAAACACTTCTACAACAAAAGTTGCAATGATTGATGTAAATGAAAATTTTGAAAAAATATCAAAAGCTCCGTATAAAATAGAAGACATAATGTTAAAAGAAATGGCCACGTTTTATACACATACTTTTATAAATATTTTAGAACAGTATTGTATTTCAAATAATATAAAATTTTTGTATAATATTTGGCATAAAGAATATAATGAATATCCTTTAAAAGATATTATGATGAGACATTCTAAAAGTTATTTCCCTATAGAAATTGTAAGAAAAAATTGTCATATTGAATTTTCTGATAAAAAATATTTTAATTGTGCTGCTGATTATGAAAATAAAGACAGGCCAGGGCATTGGTCTTATCATGACCATATACATATATCAGATTCTATAGAGCAATACATAAAAGAGGAATAGTAAAATGACAAACCCATTTATTTTAGAAATGTTATTTAATGAAAAAGAAAATATTACATTTGTTGAAAAATGTTATCATCAAGGCGCATGCAAGGAAAACAAAAATGGATGCAATCTTAAAAATCCAGATCCTAAAACTAAAAAGGCTGTCAATTATATAGATCAGTGTTGTTGCATAAATAACCCGTGTATAAACAGCTATGGTTTTACATCTGATCCATTTAAAAAACAACATGATTCTAAACATATATTATTTGCAGGATGCTCTTATACACACGGCTCTGGTATGACACTAGAGGAAATATGGGCATACAATGTTTATAAAAAAATTTGTGAAGAAGAAAAAATTTCAGGATTTTTTAATATAGGATTTCCTAATACATCTATACATGAACAATCATTTATGATTTTAAAATATTTTGAAAAATTTGGACACCCAGAAATTCTTTTTTGGTTGATGCCACCAACCAGTCGAGGCTATTCAAATTTTGCATCAAATGATTTAATACAAATGCCAAAAAGCAGTTCAAGAAATGGAAACATAGATTCAGCTATTAATGAAATGTATACAGAAGTAACAAAAAAGAAACATCCCTCCTACCACATAGACCTAAATGAATTAGCTAATTATATAGCATACTATCAAGTATATTCTTATTGCAAAACAAACAATATAAAAATATATTCATTTACTTGGCAAGCAATGAAAAAAGAGATTGATGAAAAATCTTTATTTTTTGATTTTTCAAAAATAAAACAATTTAAAACATTTCATGTTTGGGAAAAAGAAAATCTTATAAAATTTTGTGAAGATTTTATAAAAAATTATCAGGGCAAAAATAAACAATTTTTGCAAATCTCAAGGGATGGAAGTCATTTAGGAATTGCTCCACATGCGTTTTGGGCAGATTTTATTTATAAAAAATATAAAGAGGAAGCGGGATATAATGAAAATTAAAATACAATATTATCTTTATAAATTAATTAAGATATTAAAAATAAATAAAAAAAATAAAAAAGATTTTACATACTGATGATCATACTAGGGATTAATGAAACATCACATGATGCATCCATGTCTTTAATAAAAGATGGGGAAATACTATTTGCTGCCCATTCCGAAAGGTATAGCAAACAAAAAAACGATTGGTATAACAATGATGAAATTCTTGCAGATGCATTAAGCTATGGGTACCCTACACACATAGCTTATTATGAAAAGCCGCAGCTTAAGAGGTCTAGAATAATTTTGAAAGGCGGGGCTGGCGATTGGAAACCAAATATACCTTTGGATTTACCAGTACATTATTTTAAACATCATTATTCGCATGCAGCAGCTGGCTATTACACAAGCAATTTTACAGATGCTGTGATTGTAATATTAGATGCGATAGGAGAGTATAACACTTCTACTATATGGGTTGGTGAAGGCGAAAAAATTAAATTAAAATATAAGCAAAATTACCCAGTTAGTTTTGGACTTTTTTACTCAGCTTTTACTAAATTAATTGGATTGGTGCCGAATCAAGAAGAATATATTATGATGGGTATGGCAGCGTATGGAGATCCAAATAGATATTTAAAAGAAGTTCTTGAATATTTCCCATCTCCTAATAAACAAAAATATAATTTTCATACAGGGATTAACGATTGGGGCATGAAGATTTCTGAACAAGATAAATTTGATATTGCAGCAGCAGTTCAAGTAGTTTATCAGAGTAACCTCATGGAGTTTATGCATAGCGCTAAAGCTATAACAGGTAAAAACAATTTAGTTTTTATGGGTGGATGTGCCCTAAACTCATCAGCAAATACCTACCTATGGAAAATTTTTGATAATATTTGGATAATGCCCAATCCTGGAGACGCTGGAAGTTCTTTAGGCGCAGCAGCTGCATTGTATGGTAAACATTTAAATTGGGAAACTCCATACATTGGATATGATTTAGGAGGAACTTATCCAGTTTCAGAAATTGTTACAGGACTAATAAGTAATAAAATAGTTGCAGTAGCAACTGGCAGAGCAGAGTACGGTCCCAGGGCTTTGGGCAATAGAAGTATTTTTGCAGATCCACGTGATCCAAATATAAAAGACAAAGTTAATTTAATTAAACAAAGAGAATTATTTAGACCATTTGCCCCAGTAATTATGGAATAGCATGCCTCCAAATGGTTTGACATGGATTTTCCTTCTCCATATATGCAATATACAGTTAAATGCTTAAGGCCAAACGAAATTCCTTCTGTTGTTCACGCAGACGGAACATCAAGAGTACAAACTGTTAATAAAAAACAACATCCAGGACTATATGAAGTTTTAAACAATTGGAATTCCCTAACTGGAGTTCCAATATTATTAAATACTAGTTTAAATATAAAAGGACAGCCTTTATTAAATGATAAAAAAGATATAAGTGACTGGCAAAACTTATATAAATTTGATATAATATCTTAGAGCCGCCAAATGGGGCTCTAATAACTTATTCGCTTAAAGGAGGAATAATGGTAACTCAATTTGCCATGGATCTTTTTAGAGATCCTTTTTTTATCGGGTTTGATAATCTAACCCGTCTTTCTAATGTCTATCGTGAGGCTAATCATCAATCTTATCCGCCATATAATTTGGTAAAGATTGACGAGGATACCTATCAGTTATCACTTGCCATTGCTGGTTTCAGCAAGGACGAAGTAAGTGTTTCTGTAGACAATGGAAGTTTAATTGTTAAGGGTGAGAAAACCGAAGAGTCAGAAAATCAGATTCTTCATAAGGGTATCGCAACCAGAAAGTTCACACGCACCTTTGCTCTTGGAGAGTATATGGAGGTGGATCGTGCTGAAATGGCAGACGGTATTCTTGACATCTTTGTGGAACGCAACATTCCCGAAGAGAAGAAGCCAAAAACCATCAAGATCAAATAAATAATTTGATTTATGGTCCTGAGCATGACCTTGTAAACTGCTCATTAAAATTAGGAGAAGAAATGCCAAGATATGAATACGCATGTATTGAATGTGATTTCAATATAGAAGTAACAAAAACATTTGATCAAGCTGACTCGCTAGAGATTTGTGAAAAGTGTGGTAGCAGAATGAATAAAGTTTTTGGAACATTTGGTATCAATCTAAAAGGTTCAGGATTCTACAGTACAGATAATCGTAAATAGCTCAATGGTATAATTAACTTGTTATAAAAGTTATAACAAGGAGTTATCTAGTTGACTAGGACTAAATTATGGAGATTATCATTAGCCGCCATTTTAGGCTTTGGTTGGCTGTTCTTAACACCTGCTTATAGTGATGACCCATTAAGTTTAGCCGCCCAAGAAATACAAAAATTAAACGAAAGCGTATCTGATTTAAATTATAAGGACGAATTTATATCATTAATAGATATTGCAGAAGACAAATATGATGATGCAGTAGCTGCAAAAGAGGCTAGAGATGATGCCTATGATGCATATGATGTGGCGGTAGCAGCAGAGGCAACAGCATTAGAAGAAAAGAATTTAGCTCAATCAGCGGTAGATGGACATACTGTTACAGTTGCTACGGCACTAGAAAATAAAAATGACGCACAAGATGCGTTAGATATAGCAAATCTTAATGTTCAAACAACTCAATTAACAGTTCAAAATGCTGGTAATTCTGGGTTACAATATACAGTATATTATCTTACAAGAGGGTTTGGCGGAGTTGCAATTCCAAGCGGTGTTCTATGTACTGGAGTCTGGAATTCAAATTCAATGCAGCCACCAGTATGCGGTAGATATGAAGACTTTATAGTTAAATTTACTGGAAAGATTACGGTCCCTTCTCATTGGACCACCACCTACTTTGCTGGGTATACAGATGATGGATTTAGAATGTATATAGACGGACAACTTGCAATTGATGAATGGGTAGAAAAAGGATCATCATGGAGTGAATATTCTCCAGTTTATAACGTAAGCCAAGACAAAACATTAGATGTAGAAATTTGGTGGTATAACGGCGGAGGACCAGGCTACTTTCATCTTGGATGGGCAATCCCTGGTGGGTGGACTGGAGCAGGATGTGACTATACTGGAGGCTGGGGTGTAGGATTTAGTTGTAATTTAAATACATTTTCTTATGGTGTAGGTGCAACACAGTCACAAATTGATGCATACAATGCAGCAGTAACCGCACAATCGGCGGCACAAACAGAGTATAATAACAAGCTTTCCATATACAATACAGAAAACTCTACATTAACTACATATAATCAAACATTAACAAATAAGATTACTGCATATGATACTGCTGTAACAAATACAGCAAATGCTTTAATTGATAAAAATAATTATATTGAAGCCTATGATCAATCAATTATTGATTTAAATGATGCAATAGATAATGCATGGTTATATTATGAAGAGCAAATGGCTAGGGAAATTGCTATTGCCTTAGCACAAGCTGCTGCCGCTGCAGCAAATCAACCAACACCTGCTGCAAGTCCAGAACCAGAGCCATCACCAGAACCTAGTCCAGAACCAGAGCCATCACCAGAACCTAGTCCTAGTCCTGAGCCATCTCCTGAGCAAACAGAACCAGTTGGTCCCACTCCTGAGCCAACGCCTGAAACCACAGATGAACCGAAGCCAGAACCAACTGTTGACCCTGAGCCCACTCCTGAGCCCTCATTAGAGCCTTCACCTCAGCCAACGGATATAGATCCAGAGCCAACTCCTGAACCAAAGCCAACTCCGACTGAACCTTTTGAAGAATCACAAGATAATAATATCATAATTGATGAAGAATTAAAAGAATTAATTCCAGAAAAAGGGACAGGTACTGCAGAAGATCTCTCTGGGGTTATAGCTAATTTAACAAGCAAAGATAATAAACTAGTTGTATTGTCTACAGAACAAATTGCTGCAGTCAGCCAAACTCTTGTTGCGTTAACTCAAGAAGCAAAAGTAGAAGTAGCACAAGGTTTAGGAATTAAAGCATCAGAAGTTGCGGTAATTGCTGAGGCTATGAAATCTAATCCAGAATTAGCAACAGCATTTGTAGAATTTAAAGATAGAGAGGCGGCAGCAGAAAATGCAACAATGCCCTATACTTTAGCTGATGCTACAACTGAGGTTCAAACAGAAGCATTTTTAGAGGATCCAATAGGGGCAGTATTAGATATAGATTTAAGTAAAGTTCTAAGCCCTTCAGAGTGGGGTAAAGATATGACAGATGACCAAAGAGAAAAGGCACAAGAAGTAATTGTGCCAGTAATTATTGCAAGTAATATCGTGGCAGCAGCCATGATTAGGAGGATATAATGAAAATAATAAAAGCTATATTTAATTATGCCTGGGAAGTTATTAAAGAGAGCATAGCTCAAATATTCACCCTTCTTGGCTTTTTTATTGCCTGGCTAACCCTTACTGGCACGGCCCAACAGGTGGTAGGAATTGCAACATTAATTGCTACAGTTATTTGGCTTGCCACTATCCCTTTAAGAAAAGAAGAGTAAAATGCTATAATTGAGGCATGAGAAAATTAAAAGCCTCATTGGCAAGCGTTATGCTGGCAGTAACTATTACCTCTTGTGGGTATCAAGGTAGTTACCGTTATCCTTGTCAAGATCCAGAAAATTGGGGAAATGCAGAGTGCAATCCTCCAGTCTGTGACGCTACAGGAACATGTTCAAAAGACATAGTTGGCGAAGAAATTTGGGCTGAATATGAAAAGAATAAGGTAAAGAATGGCTAAAAGAGAAAGACTAACTCCAGCAGACTTAGATGCAAGATTAAAATTTATTCTTGGTCTAACCCTTGGAACAATTTTATTACTCACATCAGTTGGAATCCTTTATGGATTATTATTTGTGTCCCAGCCAATTGGTGCACAATCTGAAAATGACAAAATGTTTTTTAACGTTCTTGGTAGCGTAGCTACATTTATTACAGGAACCCTTGCTGGTTTGTTAATTGGACAATCAGGTGCTAAAGATATTATGAAGGCACAGATGGACAACAAAGAGATAGATGCTAAAAATACACAGGCAGATAAAAAACTTGAATCTGAAATTAAAATGGCAGAAGATAAACTTGATGCTGAACTAGATGCAGTAAGAGCTCGTCTTGCAGCTAAGCCAGATGGACAAGTGCCAGCAGAACATTCAGTAGATGAAGATTGGGATAAAGACTAATGCCTTGGCAAATTAAACAGGGAGCTTCTGGCTGCAGAGGATATGCAGTAGTAAAAGAAGGCACTAATGAGTTAGTTGGATGCCACGATAGTGAAACTAAAGCGAAAGCACAACTTAGAGCTTTATACGCAAGTGAAGTTAACAAAGCCAACCCATGTTGGGATGGCTATGAGCAAATTGGCTGGAAGAATAAAGGTGGAAAAAAAGTTCCTAATTGTGTTCCTAAAGTCAAAAAAATATTTAGAGTATTTGGGAGATAACAATGTCTAATAACGAATTTTCAGTTCCACCAGTAACAGATAAGGCTCCTGTAGGAAGCGCAAAACGTTTAATTCAGGTAGCAAAATCTCAAGTTGGTTATATTGAAGGTCCAAAAGATAATGAAACAAAGTATGGTGCTTTTACAAAATCTAATTTCCAGCCATGGTGTGGATCTTTTGTAATGTGGTGCGCTAATGAAGCAGGAGTAAAAGTTCCAAATACAGTTTATACTCCAGCAGGAGCTGCGGCATTTAAAAAGAAGGGCGCATGGATTGATGGAGATTTGGCAGACCCAGAGCCAGGAGATATAGCTTATTTTGATTTCCCATCAGATGGCGTTGATAGAATTTCTCACGTAGGGATTGTTATTGAAGACAATGAAGACGGAACTGTATGGTGTATTGAGGGAAATACTTCTTCAAATAAAAAGGGTAGCCAGAGAAATGGCGGAGAAGCATGTAAGCAACTTCGTGCCTTTAAAAAGAATAAAAAAGGCGTAATGATTTCTATAGTAGGATTTGGTCGTCCCAAATTTAAAGCATAATGAATAAGTACAGCATCAAGTTAGAAATAAGTGCAGAAGTTGAAGCATTTAATGAAGAGGATGCAAGAGAATATATATCAGATATATTTGGTATTGACGAAGAAATAAAATTAGTCAAGATAATTAATGTTAAGGAAAAATAATTGTATTTTGAACAACCAGAAGAAAAAATAATTTATTTTAAGGGTGCTATAAATAATTATCAAGAAATAATTGATATTATAGAATCTATATCTAATGATGCAATGAGTGATTGGGAGCCTTGGAATGGACATGGCAGCAGCTCTAGATATGGCGAAATAAAACATGTTAAAAGAGATAAAATTGTTTATATAAATTCTGATGAAGATAGAGCTAAAACTTCATATGCAATAAATAATTTAACTAATAAAATGTCTGAATGTATGATTAAATATGCAGACATATTTAATATAGACAGAAAAGCTTTATATTATGCTGTATCATTATTGACTGATCCAAGAACAACTATGGGCATAAATAAATATGACGAAAAAGCATTTATGGGAGCACATGTAGATTTTAACGAAGACAATTACTACCTAGCATATACGATTGTAGTTTATTTAAATGATGATTATGAGGGTGGAGAACTTTATTTTAATGACCTAGATATTAAAATAAAGCCAGAGGCTGGAAGTATAATAATGTACCCTTCTGCATTGCCATATACTCACCAATCTATGGAAGTTACAAAAGGCAGAAAAATGCTTATAACCCACCACTGGCAAATGATTCTTCCTCCAAATGGTTGACAACACCTGTCAATTTCCTGTATAATATTATATAGGTTCAAAAAGTACAAATTGGACTAATGTTACACTTAAATGAACATGGAGTAGAAATACTCAGAAAAAAAATATCTAATAAAGATATAGAAACCTATTGGGACAACTATACATTTATTATATGGAAAAAAAATATAGGCGGGTATTCAAATACAAATGGTGTATTTAGAAATAATAGCTGGGGAATAGCAAACAAAATTCCCATTAGCTTTAAAGGAACTTGGATACTTCCGCCAAAATATGTCAAATATTTTAAATGATTTAAACACAGACGAAGACAATCTCAATTGGTGGCATCTAGCAGCATGTCAAGGAATGGATACAAATTTATTTTTTGATAAGTACGAACTTGATCCCAAAATAGCAGCCAATATAGATCAGTGTTGTTTGTCTTGCCCAGTAATAGATATGTGTTATCAGTCTGGAATAGAAAACAATGAATACGGAGTATGGGGCGGTATTTATTTAAATGCAGGCGGAGTAGATAAAATGAGAAATACTCATAAAACAAAAGAAATTTGGAAGCAGATTAACAAAAAAAATGGTATCTAATAACGATAAAAACCATTTTAAGCATGGCGTTAATCTTTGGACTGGTGAACCTAACAAGCCAGTGTTTTACAACGAAGAGATGAGAAAAAGGCTTAGGGAAATGAACAAGCCGCTTCTTTTGGAAATGGATGTTGTTAAATATCCAGAATTCCTAGCTTTAAGATTATATGAAGATAACTTTATACAGTTTACTGGAAGTAAAAAAGAACAAGTTATAGATTATGTTACAAGAGTAAAAAAGATGATAGAGTCCTACGGAGTAAGATGCGAACTTGAAGGGGTACCAAGTGCAAAAGGAATCGGTTAGAGTGTTAATACATTCTGAAAATCTTTATGGAGAAGCCATCTCCATAGGTTTATTTATGTCAAAAGTTAGATATTTTAAAGATGGTAAAATTCAATATGAAGATATTGAAAATGAAGATCTCACCTTCATAGAAGAGGAATAATGGAAAAAATACTTTGCTATTCATGCAATAAAACAAAAAATAAATTATCTGTTAAGCAATCAACCTTAATGCCAATTAATTTATTTATGTGTCAGACCTGCATAGACTCAAAATACGAACCACGCTGGGTTATAATTTTGGCTGGCAGATCAAGCGGTCATGAATTCGTAAAAGAAGTAATTCAAAAGAAAAGATATATTGGTCAAGAAATAACCGCATCAGAACTATTAGTTTAAATGTAATTTTGCTGTATAATTGTCTATATAATGGAAATCAATTATGTGACATTGGTACTGTCTCTTTTGGCAGCAATTCTTAGCGGTATGGGTACAGCCATAGTAGCTGGCTTCAGGGACTCTAAAAAAGAAAAAATTAGGCGGGAAGAACGGGAAAAAGACCATCTTAAATTAGAGATAAAAGACCTAAAAATAGACCTATATAAATTAGAAAAGGAATTAACCGAATGGAAAGACAAATATTATAATGCCATTCAGGAATTAATTGGGCTTAAAGCCGAATTAGAAAATGCTTTAAGCCAGCTCAGCCATATTGAAATGCATGAGGACATGGACTCCGAATTTTATAAATAGTACAATAGGTTATATGACCTGTATAGTTGCCCTATCTGTTGGGAATAAAGTAGTGCTTGGAGGAGACTCCGCAGCATCGGAAGAAAAAAGTGGATTAATACTTCAAACAACTGATCCAAAAGTTTTTAAAGTTGGTCAGTTTGGGATAGGGTTTGTAGAAAGTTTTAGAATGGGTCAGATACTACAATACAACTGGACTCCGCCAATATATAAGCCAACTGCAGGCTTTAAAAACTTAGATAAGTTTATGCGTACTAAGTTTGTAGAGTCTATTAAAGAAGTGTATCAAGAACATGGGTTTGGAAGATTTGGAAACAATACAGAAGATGGTGATGAAGGCGGTATCATAATAATAGCAGTACAGAATACTGGAAGAATATTTACTATGGATGTCGATTACCATGTTTCTGAATTAAATACAGATTATTATGCAGAAGGAAGTGGGCAGCAGGTAGCGCTTGGATCTCTGGCCTCTACAACTACAATTAAAACTCCTCGCAAACGTGTTAGAATGGCTCTAGAAGCGGCATCTAAGTTTATAATGAGTGTAAGAGGCCCCTTTACAATTATAGAGGTATAGGATATAATTAATTAATGGAAGAGCCACGTGATATAAACGATTTAAGGCCTGATTATACAAAGGCTATGGATCTTCGTGGTGTACCAACTCATGTTTGTCCTTGTGGATGTGACATTTTTAACTTAAAAGTAATTTTTTATAACTTTGAAATTGCAAGTTATTTTTTAGATATGGAGTGTGCCAATTGTGGCACACTAGCAACGGCTCCAACGCCTTTAGATAGAGATGGATCGGAATGAGAAAGTCGCAAAAAATTAATATGCTTGAATTAGAATTATACAAGCTTAGAATTGAATTAGATTTAATCCATGAAATTTTAAGTGGTATTTTATCGGAAAACAAGTCCCAGCAAAACATGGATTCTGGTAAATGGTACCCAAGAAGATTGCCACCACAACAATAACTATTGACATTGCCGTACTAATTTAGTAGAATACACATATGAAAAAACTAATAACGGCTATAGTGGCCACACTACTACTAATCACAATATCACCTGCAAATTCAGCAGGTCTAAAAAATAAAACATTAACACTGCCTACGCTGGCGGTACTAGATACAGCTCTAGATACATCAATCCCATCAATTAAAGAAAAGTTGATTGGAGAAGTTTGCATTTTAGACTTATCTCAATCTCAAATTCGTCGTGGAGAAAAGCCTTCTTGTCCAAATAGTTCTTTATTTATGGAGGGGCCAGGCGCTTCAGTTTTGCCAATGACAATACTTAGTAATCGTGATTTTAGTCACGGTACTCAAATGGTTTCTGCTGCAATAAGAAATAATCCAAACATGAATATTTTATTTATTCGAATTATTGGGCACAATCCTAATGGAACAAGACAAAGCACAACTATAAATACTGTACCAAATGCTTTAAAATGGATTTATGACAACCAAGCAAAATACAACATTAAAGCAGTTTCAATGTCACAGGGACATCATAATTTGTTAAATTCAACAAACTATTGTCCAGTAACACAAACAGATTATTGGGTTGATTGGCTTGTTAAATCAAATATTGCTGTATTTTTCCCAGCAGGAAACGGAAGAGATTACAGTAGAATCGATTGGCCTGCATGTATACCTTCATCAATTGCAGTTGGCGGTGCAGAAGATTTTGGATCATCAGGATTTTATGTTTCTTCAACAAGTAACTACGACAAGAATCTAATAGATTTTTGGGCTCCTATTTCTTCAAGAATCAACTTTCCTGGCGGATCTGAAGGTAATGGATTTGGAACTTCTATTTCTACACAAATTGCAGCAGCTAAGTGGCTTGCAATTTCAAGTTATAAAACAGGATTAACTCAATCTCAACTACTTGATTTAATTAAGAAAACATCAACTCCAATAACTAACCCAATTTTAAAGATAAATGGCATTCTTTTGAATTCGGATAAAGCAATAACTAACTAGTTAATTAAAGCAGGGGGTTGACCAACCCCCTGCTATTTAGTAGAATAGACACATGCAAACTTTTTTACCACATCGTGACTTTGCAAAAACAGCTAAGCATCTTGATCGAAAGCGTTTGATAAAGCAAAGTGTAGAAAACTTACAAATACTTAAATCTCTGGCGGGATTATATGGAGAAACTGGTGCTTGGCGTAATCATCCAGCAGTTAAAATGTGGAAAGGCCACGAAGACTTCCTTTTTCTTTATAACGAATCTATAGTAAAAGAGATACTATTGCGTGGTTATAAAAATACTACCCACGTACAGTTTGATGAAATATATCAAAATAATTTTATGGGATTAGAATCAGACACACCCTGGTGGCTAGGCAATGAAAGCCTACATTATTCACATAAAGGTCGGCTATATGAAAAAGACCCTGATAGGTATTATTTTTATTCAGAGTTTGCAGACTATAAGCAGCTAGGGTATACTTGCTGCGGTTCTTGCAATTATTACTGGCCAACCCACGTGGAGTCTGTATGATAGTAACTGATGATAATTTTGAAGAAGTTGTCAAAGCTCATAAGCTCATAATGATAGACTTTTGGGCGGAGTGGTGTAGGCCATGTAAAATGTTTAGTCCAATCATAGAAGAAGTTTCACAAGAAACTGGTATATGGTTAGGCAAAATAAATGTTGACAATGAAATAGTAAAACCTGTGGAATATGAAGTAACAAGTATTCCAACTACTATACTTTTTAAAGACGGTAATCCCGTTAAAAGAATTGTCGGGGCAAAACCAAAACATATAATGATGGAAGAAGTCAAAGAATGGATTTAGATTTCGATAACTGGATAAAGTTTGGTTATGATAATGGATGGATATCAGATGTATTTTGTAATACTCATGATGGACCACCATTAACAGATCAAGAGTCCCAAGAATGGGATCAAGGCGGAGACCCATGTTCTTTTCACGTAAGAATATGGGAATTAGAATAGAATTCTGATTCACAATTTAGAATCAGAGTATATAAGGAGAAATAAATTAAATGAAATCATTTAAGAAAATCGCTCTAGCCATGGTTGCAGCCATGACTACCGCAACAATCGTAGCAACACCTGCAAGTGCTGCTGTAATGACAGTCGCTGTAGACCTTAACGGAACCGCTAATACAACAGCATCCGCTATTGCTACACCCGCTGCATTGCCAGTGCCTGCTGATAACACAGTAGATGCAACAGATGCATTAAAATTTGTCGCAACAGTTGATACGGGAACATCAGTTTCTATTGTAGCAACCAACGCAACAATTGTTTCTGCACTACATACATCTGCTGCTCCAGTATCAGCATCGTCAGGATCTTCATCTTTGACAATTGCTACAGGTACAGGAACAACAGCAACGTTTTATGTATATACTAAAACGACAGCAATTGGTTCAGTAGTAATTACTAACCAAGGAACAACATTAACATATTATGTACAGGGCGTAGCAGGTAAGATTAATACTCTTTCCCTCTCTGCTGCTGATGCTGGAACAACATCAAGTGTTGTTACTGCAACAGTAACCGCAACCGACGTATTTGGAAATAAGGTTTCAAGCAAAGGACTAACAGCACTTGTTGTTGGAGGAACTCTTGATACAACAACTGCAACTACAGGATCTACTCTAACTAATTTTGGTCAGGCAGATTTCAAGGTAACTCTTCCAGCAACTGGTTCTTCGACTCTTGTTGTATCTGTTACAAATTCATCTGATGTTGCAACTGTTGTAACAGGTTTCAATACTGTAACTTCAAGCGTAGTAAAGACAATTACAGTGCGTGATTTGCTTGGCGAACTCGCTGCTGAAAAGGCTGCCAAGGACGCTGCAGTTGCCGCTAAGGCTGCCGTAGATGCAGCCCTTTCTAAGGCAGTATCAGATGCTGCTACTGCTGCCGCTAAGGCCGCCGCAGATGCTGCTGCCGCTAAGGCCGCCGCAGATGCTGATAAGGCTGCTGCTGTAAAGGCAGAGGTTGATAAAGCCGCTGCTGCCGCTAAGGTCGCTGCAGATACCATCGCCGCTAAAGATGCACAAATTGCTAAGCTAACTGCAGATAATGCAGCAGCAATTAAATCCCTAAAGGATGCTTTTAATAAATTGGCTCGCCAATGGAATGCAAAGAATCCAAAGGCTAAAGTTACTTTAGTAAAGTAATTTTATTAAAAATAGGGCGGTAGAAATACCGCCCTATTTTAATAAATATGATAGAATAAAAATATGAGTTTAGTTGAAGATTTTAAAATAGCAAAAAAAGAAAAAAGAGCTATTTTTTTAAAAAAATATTTTCCAACAGAAATAAATTGGGAAAGAATATTATGGTTTTTATACAATCAATCTTTAATTGATAATATAAAATTAATTGAAAAAGATAGAGATTTGGCAAGCGGAGTAGATGTTTTTGGAAATGTGTTGTTACAAAGGCCATTATGGATGGCTCCTCAAACTGGAATGGTTTGGGATGAAAATAATTTTCCAGAAATAAAATTATTTTTAGAAAAATTAAATTCAGATTTTGAAAATTCAGAAAATTTTAAAAATTGTAACTCTTATAAACATTGGGATACCAGAAGTTGTGATTGCAATTCTATTTGGCACTCAGAAGGAATTAAAATTTCTTTATCTAATAAATTTGTAGGAACCCACAGCGATCCCTGGGACGCATGTTATTTTCAAATAAAAGGCAATTCTTATTGGAAAATAACTGGATATGATTCTGTAGAGTATAAACTTGAAGAAGGGGACATTTTATTATTCCCTAAAGAAACTAGCCACGAAGTTTGGTCTGATGGACCAAGAATGGGACTTCTTTTGTATTCATCTTCAGAAAAAGATGTTGATTATTCTTATTAATTATGATAAAATTAGATAATATGGAATGGGATCATTTTAATACAATAAAGAAAAAAGTTTTACGTGAATTAATAATAGAATTAGAGGGGCTTGAGTACCCTCCAGACTGGAAACCAAAAGACGTTTTCAGACTTATAATCAGAAAGTTAGAAGATAAGGAAAAAGCATGTTAAGAAATCTAAAAAAATGGTTTGGCTTCCCATTGGCAACAGAATACCAAAAAGAAGTTGAAAAAATAATAAAAGAAAAAATTAAGGAGTTAGAAATGACAGAAAAGAAGGCACCAGCCAAGAAGGCACCAGCCAAGAAGGCACCAGCCAAGAAGGCACCAGCCAAGAAGGCACCAGCCAAGAAGGCACCAGCCAAAAAGGTAGTCGGTGGCGGAAAAACAAATCAGGTTGCGTAATGGAATCAAATAAAAAAAGCTTATTAAAAACTCTAAGCTGGGAAACTTTTCACCTTGTAGGCGTAGCTGGAATTATTGCTGTTGTTAGCTGGATGCTAACTGGAAAGATTGAATATGAATATGCAACTCTTGGAGCCCTCGGCTATATAGCATGGGAAGCTTTAGGCTATTATCTACATGAAAGAGTTTGGGCCAAGTTTGGCAATAAAATAAATTAATGGATATATTAGATATTTGTGAGATAGACGGATGTACTAGTCCAGCAGAACGAATAACATCTACAGAAACTAAGATAATTCAGGTATGTAGGGACTGTTACAGTAAAAAATACAAAAAATGATATAATTGAAGAATAAGCGGACTTCTAGACCCGCTTAAATAAACCTATAGGAGTAATAAAATGTCAGACGGATTAAATTTAGATGGCTTTAATAACACTAAGCCAGCAGGAACAACACCATGGAATGCTGCATCGCAGTCTCCAGCAACTGGATCTATGCCAGCAGCATCAGATAAGTCTACACAAGACGGATCTGGACTTGGACAAGGTGGTAAGTAATAATGTGCGTTGAGTGCGGTTGCAATAATGTTGGCAGCCCAGTAGGCGTAACTCCAGTATCTTTAAAAGATATGACAAGTCAAGGCAATGCAGGATTGACACTTGGCATGACAGCAACACGTGAACAGAGAGAAGAATTTATTGAAGAAGATCCTGTTCATGAAATGCGAGAAGGTATAGAGGACCCAGACTAATGTGTAAAGAATGTGGTTGCGAAAATACAGAAGATATTCAATACGAATCCGCTTCTGATCGCAATGTAGTTACTTCTGACTCCGTAAAAGGAAGATAATGTCAGAAAATAATACAGTAACAACAGGTAGCGCTACAAGGAAACACCCACATCAGGGTAAATTTAAGCCTGCTATTAAAATAGATAGAAACAAGCACGGCATAAGAAGAGAAACTGTATTGCAGCCTAAAAAAGTTGGCAGGAAGAAAGTATAATGTCTTCTGGTCAACGAAGAGGAAGTTTTCCTTTTAATAAAACACAAATTAAAGATGGAAAGATAGTTAGGCTTAGAAAAGACGGAACAGTAAAAGCTGTTATTGATGATTATAAGCCTAACCATCCTAAGAAAGATGTGTCAAACAAAAAATAGCTCATCAGATCTTGAGCTAGATATAATTAATTCTATTGATGATCAAATAGATTTTGTAGAAGATTTAGGTATTTAGCATTAAACTTAGAAAACTTTTAGATGGATCAACGGTAGAAGATTTTGATCATCCCGTTGATTTAGTCATACATACTAAAGCTCCTGCAAAATGGAAAATTATAGATATGGAAACTGGCCAAGAGTATATTGGAAATGAGAATCCACATCCAACCTTTTCTGAGATATTGAGGGGAAAAGTCCATTCTGGTAAAATAGGTACATGGATCAAAATAAAGGGGAAGCTAAAAAATGACAGTTAATTTTGAAGTTGAAAAAATTCATGATTCCATATGGGTTTTCAAAAAAGCTTATAAATATGGTAAAGAGTTAATCAATTATTATGAGTCATTGCCACCATTTGAGAATGAAGCCGAAAACTGGGAAGGGTGGTATGCTTTTGGAGATCATAGAAGGATATTTACCCCAGGGCCGACGTGGGAATCTTTTCCTTCTAAAGAATCTTTTGATAAAGTTTTTGATGGAATAGAAAATGAAGCACATAAAAACTTTTTGATTAAAGAAGTTTTAGATTTATATTATTATTCTACAAAAATATATGCAGAAGATCAAAATATAAATTTGCCAAACTGGAAGTGGGAGGCTTTTGATATAGCTTCTTACACGCCAGGAGCTGGTGCTGGCATAGATCACGGTATGCCATACCATACCGATTTTCAACATGAAAGACATGATGAGCCAGGGGTTAAATTTGGTTTTACATGTTTGTTTTATTTAAATGACGAGTATTCTGGCGGAGAAATAATATTTAAAGAGTTATCAGATGATTTACAAGAAGTAGTTTGGAGAGGTAGCTATAAGCCATCTGCAGGTGACATAGTTATATTCCCAGCTAAACATCCCATATACCATGCCACAAGAAAGTGTGAAGATGCTAAAAAATATATTTTAAGATTATATTGGAGATATGAAGACGAAGGAGCACCATCTTACTGGGAAGAAAAAGCAAAATATGAAAAAGAAGATGAGTGGGAATTATATCTTAAAGAAAAAAGAAAAAGGGTTGGATTTGAAAGAGGACAATTAATTAATAATTCAGATTCAGAATTAAATGGAGGGGTATATGGAAAATAATTTGCCACCATGCTTTTTTTGTGAATGTCCAGCAGAATACACTGGAGAACTTGTAGAAAAAAATAACGAATATCAGGTTGTTGAAGTGTGTAAATATCATTTCAAAGGATTTTTAGAAGCAAGTTCTTAATGAAACAGTTATATTTTTTACATATACCTAAAACTGCAGGTAAACATGTCAGTAAATGTATTAAAAAATCTTTAGATGAAAATAATTTAAAATATTATATAAGTACACATTTCCCAAACTATAATAATTTTGAAGACAAGGTTTATGTTTCTATACATGCTGGGACATATCCAATCTTAAAGAATCCAAATATGGATGTAGCAACTATAATAAGAAATCCAGTTGAGGCACGATTAAGTTATTTTAATTTTATATATAACATGTATTTGGTTGATAGAGAAGAATATTCATCAATAAAAAATGTTAAAGATAAGTTAAGTTATTATCTATTTGAAGATAAGAATTATTCTTTACACAATAACTACCAAGCAAGATTTATTTGTAATCCTGCTGATGAAAGATCTTTTGACGTTCCTCAATTTTATAAAGAACATGGATTTGAAATGTTAAAAGAGTTTAATGAAGGTAAAGCATTTACTTGGTTTGTTGAAAATGAAAAAACTTCATATTCATTTGCAGTTCAGCAAATTACTAAATTTAAAATTAAAAACACGTTAGATAGTTTTGAAAAATTTGAAAATAATATTAACAAATGGTTTATGGAAAATTATAAAATAGAAATAAACTTTGAAAAAAATATTAAAACAAATGAAAGTGTATGTGACTATGGAGACGGCAAGCTATATAAAACTCAGGATTTAATGAGTTTGTTATCAAATGATGATATTGCTCAAATTATAGAAAATAACCAAATAGATTATAATCTTTATAAATTAATTAAGGATATAGAAAATGCTTAGAGGTGAAAATACTCCTAAAAAGGAATTAGAAACTTTTAATTTTAATTTTTTTAAAAAATTTGATGTTAATTCTTTAATAAATGTTGTTAAAAAATTTAACGATGAGTGGAATATAGACACTTCAAGACAAAGTCAGGTTTATGAAGATCGAAGAAATCCACATCTTTTTACAAATACCTATATAGTTCAAGATCACGACCTATTCTGGAAATTTGGCTCCATGGCAAATCCTATTCTCAAAGATGAAAAAATATATAAAATTATAGAAGAATCTATAATAAGGCCACTGGAAGAAGAAGTTGTTGGACGTGCAGCTAGAATTTTATTAATTAAATTAAATGCAAAAAGTGATGTTTCTACGCATACCGACGGCGGAGATTATTTGTCTACTGTAAGAAGATATCATATACCTTTAATAACAAATGATGAAGTTTTTTACATTGTAAATGAAGAAAAAATACATATGAAAGAGGGAGAATGCTGGGAAATAAATAATTTTAAACCACACTCTGTTGTAAATGGTGGCTTAGAAGATAGAATACATTTATTAATAGATATAATGCCAAAATGTTACTTTGAAACCCTAGATTCTATTATGTCTAATACTGAAAACCCTATTAAAATAAAAATAATAGAAGATTTTATATCAAATGAAGATGCAAATAAATTTATTGAATACATAAATCTAAATCAAAATAATAAAGAAAAATTTCCTTTAACCAGAGGTGAGTTTGAGTTTGGAAGACTTAGCATTCAGGCAAATATACCAGAAAGTGTTTCATTGTCAGAACATTCTGAAATTTTAGATTTAATTAAAAAGTACTCTGATAAAACTTTGACAGAGTTTAAAAATTTTTTTAAAGAAGATGATCTGTATATTTCTGCATTCTGGATGGTTTTATTAGGCAAAGATACTAAAATAAACGCACATAGGGATAACCATATAGAAGCTGAACATCTATATAAAAGTGCAGTTTTGTATTTAAGTGACGATTTCGATGGTGGCTATTTAGAATTTATAAATAATAATTTAACTCTTAAACCTAAAAAATTTAGTTTAATAATGTTTGAATCAACAATTGAGCATAGAGTCACTAATATAAAAAGGGGGGCAAGGTACGCCTTGCCCATGTGGGCATCAAAGGGTGCAAAATATAATTTATTTGATAATGATAATCATCCTGTTAAATCTAATAAGGATTGGCATTTTGCAATAAAGGAGAATAAAAAATGAATAATGATCAGATAAAGCTATTTACAGAAGAATATGATTTTATTGAAAAAGATGATTGTGATTTTTTAATAAAATGGATAGATAATAATTTTGAAAATGAAAATTTGTTTAGAAAAAGAATTGGCGTCGCACATGGAGAAGGAGCTGCATACAGAGCTGTTTTCCCAGACGAAAAACCAGCAACGCTTTTTAAAGATTTAGAAATTTGGACAAATAAATATTCTGAAAAATTTAAAAAATTAGTAAAAGAAAATTACGAAATAGAAAATCCCTTTTTCTATGGTGTTTCTATTACAAAATTAACTGAGGGTATACAGCTTAGAATACATAAAGATATACATAACACTTATTCTAATTTAACATATAGCTGTGTTGCAGTACTAAATGACGATTATGAAGGCGGAGAAATGGTTTTTGTCGATAATGAAATAGATTTAGTTCGTGATCAAGAGATGCAGCACTTCCCATTACCTAAAGAATGGATGGATTCATTAAAGGTAACTCCTAAATCTGGAGGAGCTGTATTGTTTAAGGCTGACCAATTACACGGCGGCGAGAAAATAACTTCAGGCAATAGGTATGCCGTTATATTTTGGATAGTGGCAGAAGAAGAAAATAAATTTAAAGGTTTTGACTCTGATTTTGTTCATAAATAAACTATTGACGAAATTTGCATAAAATTATATAATATATATATGAAAAAAATTAGCCTATTAGCATTTGCTGCTTTTGCTGCGGCTTTTACTGCATACAGAGCATTTAATGATTTATCTAAATCAATGGAGTCGTGGGAAATGGATTGGGAGGAGGATGTAGATAATGAGTATTAAGATAAATAAAACCAAAGTTCTTCCCTTACGTTGGTTTGCTAATATGTGTGGATCAATTGCAGGATGGGCAATTATGCATATTTCCTATCAAGACGAGTTAGAAGATTTTGGATGGAGATATAAATTACATTCATTTATTTGGAAAATTACTTGGCCAGTATATTATAGATTTGGCACAATGTATGAATTTAGTTTTGATATGAATGGAGATGGGTGGAATGATTATGATGAGGAAGGTGTGCCGTATTGGGAAAAAACTGGATGCGTAGATCCAGATTATTGTGAGCATAGAAGCACATGGGACTACGAAGATGATAACGGGGATGCATTTAGGATGATTAAGCGTGTCTGATTGGGTATGCCCATGTAGTGGCTGTAAAAAAGCTGTAAAGCAAGAACAAAAGAGAATTTTAGAAGCAATAGAATCCATTGATGTAGACGGCCCGTCACAAGTAAATGCATTAGGATTTAAAATTTTATTATTGGAAATAATAAATTCAAAGAAATGATATAATTATTTGGCATATTGGAGGTAATAGTGGAAAATAAAGAATGGGAAAGATTATTAAAAATAAATCGTGGAGAAAATTGGGTTGCTCCAAATTATTCAAATGATCTAAAGGTCTACGAATTGCCAGGCGGTGTTCTATACATAGAAAACGCATTTCCAAATGCTGAGAAATTTTTAGATACAATTGAAAAAGAAAATAACAATAAAGAACTGCATTCAGTAATACCCCCATGGCTAAAATGGGTAGACGGATACCCAGTTAGGCTTGATCCAAATGATGACACTAAATGGGATCATGTTTTTCCAGATAATGAGCATGCCCACAGAGGCTTATGTAAAAACCTAGACTGGGATGAGACAATAAATAATCGAAACAGTATGTGGCCACGCAAAGAAGTTACTTCTGAATATTCTAATGCACATAAACTTGCCGATCCTATTTATAATTTAATTGAGCCAGATTTAAATAAAGTTCTTGAAATATGGCAAGAAAAAACTGGTAGCCAAAAACCTATTTGGGTAACAAGAAACTATTGCATAAGACAGTACAGAACTGGTGGGGATCTTGGCGTACATATTGACAGAAACATAGAGAACCCATTAAACACAATGGATTGGACTGCTTTAATTTATTTAAATGATGACTATACGGGCGGAGAATTGGTTGTAAATGATTATGGATATTGTATTCAGCCCAAAGCAGGAAGCGTAGTTATACTTCCATGTTTACTTGTACATAGCGTAAAGCCAGTTTTGTCTGGAACAAAAACTTATATATTTTTATTTATGCATACAGAAAGAAATATTGTTACCGCACTTGGGGAACCATATCAAGAACTAAATAAGCTGATAGATGCAAATAATTTGGTTTGAGCGTAATTTTCCAGTACCAGGCGGTATATCGAGCAGGTCTGTAGAGTTAGAAAAAAACGGATTTACTGCTACCATGTACCCTTATGGCATTTTTATTAATGACTATTTTACAAGAATAGCTCGCAATATAGATAAATCTAGTAAGTTTAAATATATAGTTGCAATTAGGCCATATGTAATTTCTCCACAATATCTGCATATGATATGTTCTTCATTGAATCAAATATCACACGGAAGAGTTGCAATTAATTTCTTAACTGGTTGGATATATGATAATGAAAAATTTTTTGGCGGGATATTGTCTGAAGTCAATGATAATTCTACTAATATAGATCGTTCAAACTATATGATTGAATATGCAAAAGAATTTAAAAAGATATCTAAAAATGAATTTTATATATCTACTACTAATGAAACTATATTTGATTTATCTAAAGCCAACTCTTTCCCAATGATAATACCATACTCATACTATAAAACAAATAAGTTTAATACGACTAATCAAAAATATATAGTTTCAGTTGCGCCAATTATATCTGATGAATTAAAAGTAATACCAGATAATCAAGACGCTGCTGCTTTTACAAAAAATGATTTTTTTAAATTTCTTGATGACTGTAATGAAAATAATGTAGAAGGAATTTTATTACAAGAGTCTATACCAGATTCAGAATATAGCACAATATCTCAATGTATTAAAGAATACAAAGTTCAAAAAAGTGAAGCGGAAAAGTAGAAATGAATTTTCAATCTGATTCAAAACGTTCAGGAGATGAATTTGAAGACAAGGTTTTAAATGATCTTAAAGAACGTGGATTCTTTTTAATTAAGAAAAATGTTTACATGCCTGGGACTGGATGTGAAGTAGATTTTGTTGCATATGGCAATCAGTGGCCGCTAGAGCATGTAGAGGCAAAAGGAGGGCGGGATGACGACAAGAAGCGACCTGGAGCCCAAAGAACAGATAATGTAAAGAAAGCTATCGCAAATGGAGCTTTAATAAAAGCCATGTATCCAGATATATATTATGTAGTTTATTTTTCAGCAAAGCCACTAACTGGCAGCTACTCTGATCAAATGATACATACTGCCCTTTGTCATAAAATAATAGATGAAGTTAGATATATAATAGATAGAACACAAAATACTGATGAATTAGTATTATTTAAAATCGACGAAAGTGAAGCGCAAAAGTAGAACATGAAATATGCAATTTTTCTCATGCTGGCGATATTCGCCATTTTAAATTATATGGCATGGTTACAGGGTAGAACATGAGCGGATATCCGATTCCAAAAGATCCATTCCAAGCTGCATATGTGCAGCATTTGAGAAACAGAAATGTTAGAATAGCATCTGTCTGCAATTTTTGCAAGAAGGCATCCGTTGGGATCAATTCGGACGGGTATCGAATAATATTTGTATGTAAGGAACATCTTAATGATATACCATAAGCATTTACTCGTTAACGCTAAAGTAAAGAACCCAATGAATACCGAAGAACAGGGTATTGAATTTCTTAAATTCCTAGTCAATCAGATTGATATGAAAATAATTAAGGGCCCATTTGCTTCTTACGTAGATGCAGATGGCAATAAAGGCTTAACCGCAGTCGTTATGATTGAAACAAGCCATATTGCATTTCATATCTGGGATGAAATAGACCCAGGACTGGTTCAATTTGATCTTTATACATGCGGAACACTTGACCTTCATAAGGCACTAAGAATATTCAAGCAATACTTTGATGTACAAGAACTAGATTATGTTATGTTTGATCGTGAAAATGGATTTGTTGTAGAACAAGCGGGGCGGGAAGCTGATGGAGTATTCTATAGTAAATACCCTAATGGAATAGAACCAGGTTTAAAAGATCCCAATATAGGTGGATGGCTTAATAAAAAAGATGACACAGATTGAAAAAATTCAAAATCTATTTAATTTAGAAGATATTGAAATTATTCGTCAATGTATTATAGATTCAGATCAAGCAGGGGAAGACCCAAATCTTGGTCGATTAAAAATAGAATTAAATAACTTGCCACCAAGTATAGAAAATAAAATATCCATGCTTTCAGTAAATTTATTTAATAAAAATTTAGATTTTGCTAATGCTACATATGTAGAATATAACAATAAATTTGGTCAACCAAATTTACCAGCACACTTTGATCATGACGATAAGGATCTAGTTTTTGATTATCAATGGGAAGCAAATACTTCTTGGGATTTAGGGGTGGGAACAGAAGTATACCCACTAGAGGATAACTCAGCCATAGTATTTAATGCCAATGAAAATATACATTGGAGACCAATTAAAAATTTTAAAGACGGGGAATATGTAAAAATGATATTTTTTAGAATGAATAATAAGAAAAAGCCATCTGATTACTCGCATTTAGATTATGTAGTAGAGGATAAAATCTTTAAATCAGTCAACCAATTTAGAGATAGATTATTTAACAAAGGACATAACAATGACTAAATATATGTTTAAATGTAAGGAATGTAAGACATTATTAACAATAGAGACTGAATTACCAGAAGATAAGATACATAAAGCTCCACCATGTCCATGTAACAAGTCTAGAATGATTAGTTTAAATAGTCCTGAATATGCATATAATTTATGGGATTAAGTGAAACGCAAAAATAGAACCCCATTTCGCCAAATAATTAGACCCTATAAAGATCAATTTAATAGATCTCCAATATGGGTCAAAATTGTGGCGGTGGCGTGTGTAGGATACATATTAGTACCTATAGACTTATTTGATATATTATTCCCATGGATGGCATATTCAGATGATGTATTCATAGCTGGCATATTACTTAAATTATTACATAAATATGGTTCACTACCAGATGAAGATCCAACTACGCCAATAGAGCTTATAAAGCAGATTCTAGGCAAATAAATCCAAAGTAGACCTCCTATCATCCCCCTCCAATTTATCTCCTGTTATAGGCCATTCTGGCTATTTTAAAATGGAGAATTGTGGAGCAAAGTGGAGAATTATGCTATTAATTATCTAGCAATTACTATCATATTTATAACAAAAAGATATATGAGTAATTGAGCATATCATTTCATACGCCGTAATGTCAAATGTGGCATATTGATCAATATTTGTCAATAGATTTCATATAAAATTTCCACGATTTTTGAAAATTGTTCGTAAATGATCAAATTGGCCCACATGATTTTGATCAATTTTGTCACATTTATATAACATTCTGTTATATTATTGACAGATTTTGATCGATATGATATGAAATTTCCACGATTTTGATCAATTGTCGTAAAAAGAATATTTGGCCCATAATTTTGCACAACAAAAAGCACATATAACTATTTAAAGTTATATGTGCTAATTGGGCTAGATATATTTATTTAATTAGAAGCTATCCAAATCCATTAGATATTTGGAATCTCTTATTCTTTGATTTATTACTAGTGGAGGTTCAGGTCTTAGGGTTTCTATTAAATCATTTAGAGCATCCGCCAACAATAATCCGTCGCTGGTGACTTCATTGGCTTCCCATTCGGATTTCATCCGAATAGAGTTATACTTGATGATATATTTAACTAATTCCATTAACCTATCTTGTGTATAAATAGGATAATAAGTAGTTAGGACATTTGCTAGAACTGATACATTAAAATAATGATTAGACAGTTCGTCTGTGATTTTCTCTGCTAGTTTTTCTTCTGATGATTTTGCCATTGTGTCCGCCTTTCTTTGTTAGCATTATATCAAAAAGGTGAATCCCCCGCAACCCTCCCAGTTTTCCCACCAGAGGCTGCAGGGGACCACATCTATTGTTACTTGACGTTCTTCTTGTCTGAGAAGACAACGCCCTTCTTAGAAGCCTCTGAGATTGCATTCTTTGCTGCAGCTGAGAAGCGACCACGCTTGCCCACGGTAATTCCCTGGGCCTTTAGATATTCACGTGTAGTTGTTGGTGTAGTCATTTGTTTGATCCTTTCATGATCAGTTATTAATGTATATTTTAGCAGATTTCCACGAATTTGTAAATACCTGCGTAAAGCATTTTTTGGGCCCTTTGCCCATAGCTTTTGTCCGAAATGTCCGATTTCAAGACAAAGCTCATAGATCTATTATATTTCTTCTACTGCATATGGTTCGATTATATAATCAGTTGGGACCTGTTCCCATTGATGTGTATCCATGCCTGCCGCCGCCTCCCACGCAATGTCAGGGGACTCGGCATTGATTGTTACATAGTACTTGGACAACTTGTCCCCAAATACCTTATAGTCTTTTCTAGTCATCTAACCACCCGTCTTCGTCTAGAGCAACGAGGAAGTCGTTGTCTCTCATCCAGTCTCTGATTGTCTCCTCCAACATTTCGCCACCTTGGTCCATGTTAAGGTCCAACTTGTCGATGTCTTCGTAGAACTTATTAAAGATTTGTTGTAAGGTAACTGCAGTAGGAACGACCTCATCAATGATGTCACCTTCAGCCATACCGTCTTCATGATTGTTATCAAAGATATCTTTTAAGATGTCAAAGGTCCATACCCAGCCAAGGGACGGGAATACAGGAAGTTTGGTAATCCTGTCATTGATATCAACCATATCGTTATATAGTTTATTTAGATCTAATTCAGCCACGTGCTTTTGTCCTTTCGTCTATTGCAAATGCTAATTGGTATGTTAATGCATATACATGTGAGAGAGCGTCTAACTGTCCCTCCCAATATTTGCGGTCCATGGAATCCATGGCTTCGCCAGTCTTGTTCTCTGCCTCCTGTGCCAACTCCAGTTGCTCTTCGGCCTCTTTCATTAGCCACTTAAGTTCACCGTGCAAGATATCGGTTCCAGGGATGTTCATGTCGACAAGTTTCTGTAGATTGTCTGGTAGTTCAGTTGTGTACATCATCCTAGTATATCCTCTGCCACTGACAAAATGTGGCGGGCAGAAAGCAATTGCCCACTCCAATGATTATATTCAAAATCTAGTTCTTTACATTCCTTAGATTCAGGGTCAAGCATTTCCATTTGTTCAGCAATTCCCTCTAAGTCTTGTTCCAAACTAATTATATGGAGCTTTATATATTCTTTCAGTTGACCAGTTCTACGAATGTATTCTGATTCCATTATTGAACATGCCCCTCTTCCATTAATCCAATTAAAAAGTCGGCGGCTAACCAAACTTCTTCTTTATTCCTAGAATCAGGTAAAGATTCATGTACATTCAATAAACCTTCAACCATTTCTTCTACATCTTTTAATTTATAACCCAACATAATGTTCATCATCCTCCTTTAAATTATAGAATTGATTAAATGCTTGTTTAATCTCTTTAGAATCACACATTACTGCAAATTGATAATCTGCATAAAATGAACCTTCATCTAAATTAGAATTCATCCATTCATCAAATAGATGTTCTGATATTACTTGTATCTCATAATCAATAACCATTTGGTTAATGTTGGCTTCTTCTAGGAAACTCATTTGATTTGCTCCATTCTATAATCAGGGACATGCTCGGAATCCAAGTATATCTTATGGGTCTGACATTCTTTGACACATTCTAGGTCTGCCTCCCCAAGCCAATTACATTTAGAACAGATTTGGCCACAGTCATTCTCACAATAATCTAATGTATCTGTTGCTTCACAATCACGACACATGCTTTCATATTCTGAATTAGATATCATTTCACCACGTAGGAATTCACATTCACCACCCCAACCTGTTTCTTCTTCATAACTAAGTGTAAGTAGTAATGCTGGATATTGTGCAGATAATTTTGCAAGGGCAGGGAACGGTGGAGACCAAGCAGTATTAAAATTATAATATACAACTAGATTCTCTCCATTAGGAGTAGGTCCTTCAATATATGTATCAGGATATTCATTATCTGAAGATACAGCAACATCCCATTTTGTTCCCCATTCACGAACATTAAATGAATACCAATCATTTGTTGCAAATTTCATTTGTTCTGCAATTGGTAATTTATGGTCGGGTTGCTGAAGATATTCATATTCAGTAATACTTGCTTGTAAATGATTATAGATATTATGAAATGCAAATACAGGATTAGGATATGTAGTTTGCTTTTTTTCCATTTGACCATTTTCCATGTTCCATGAATCATGAACTTGAACAAATGGCTTATTTAATTGTGCTACCAATGTATTGACTAATTGTGGATTTCCCTCTATAGTTAATCCGTTATATACCCAGTTTGGCATATTATTTCCTTTCGTTATTGGCATTATTATACATCCACCCACTGACAAATGTCTATATGATAAACCTCACATGTAGTGTAAGGTTTGTGATCAAAACCTCACAATTTTAGGGGATTTTGGCTTGACAACGTAACAAGCTTTTGCTACCCTCACAAACTACGGGCAAAAGGAAGGGCCCCTGGATTCCAGGGGCCCTATTAACATGAGGCTGCTAGCCAAACGAAAGGAATTTAAGTAAACGCTGCTTTAGTTAACCACTTGCGGAATCGCTAGTAGCGGCACCTCATTATTAATATTATACCAAAATCTTGGCGTCTGTGTATTTCTCTACAAACGTTCTCAAGTCCATGGTAAATATAGCGTCGTTCTTCATTCCACGGACCTTATTAGATTCGTTATAGAATGAATCCTCTTCATGCAGAGACATTGTTTGGTCTATCCAATTAATCACAGGAATCTTGTGCTCATTATCAGATATCTCATTGACCTGCAGGCCCCATCCAGTTTCCATGCCCCATCCGTCGCCAATCATTTGACTGATAGCAATTCGTGTAGCATATGAAGGGTCCGTCCAGCGTGGCTGTGCTTTTGCTACAGCCTCACCTAATTTTTCTAACATGCCATGTCCTGCCCAGTGTCCGTATAAAACAATGGTTTCTCCGCTTGGTTGAACAAATACAAAGTTTGCTCTGTCACCCATTTTGTACCGCCTTTCGTCTAGTTTGTTTTTTAGGTAGTTCTTCTTTACCCAATTCTATAATTTCATAGGCCCAACTGTCAAGGGCCTGCTTATTCTTATTTAAATGGTGTCCACAAAATGTAAGCTCACCACTAGTACCACGTGCAACCCAAGCTGCACGGGCAGAGCAAGAATCACATTTAATCCATTCTATTGTAAGATCCTCAGAGGTCATTGTCTAATGTCCCAAATTCGATTTTATCTGCAATGCTATCCATAATTGCTCCTTCTTCTCCAAGAATAGAATCCTCAGCCCATTTACGAATATTAGCAATGATGACTTCACGAGTAAACTTAACTCCGTCTTCAAAACCGTCTTTGTAATCCATACTACCTCCTTGTGTAACCAGTTGGTTGATAATCTGATTCAACTAGTATATCAAGATTATATTTGGAAATCAAGGCAGAAACTTTTTCAATGCTTCCTGTTCCTAATTCAAATACATTAGATTCAAGCCAATATGGGTCAAGCCCTGAAAACTCTGCCTCCCAATAGGCAGCCTTGCAGGCTGCGCTAGTGGGTGCCTGTAATTGATAATACATTACCAGTTCACGTCCGCATCTTCAACATCGAATGACTCAACAATGACATCTCCATTATATGCATCAACTGTAAGTACATCTTGCAAGAAATATCTTGCGTCAAAGTCTTCAACCTCATCAAGTGGGCAGTCATATACAACTTCAACCTGCACGGTTGCAGTAATACGAATTTCTTGCTTTGGTTCATGGCCAAGAATATCACATAGGTCTGACAAAACTTCTGACTTCTCATAATTAGGGTTATACCAACCCTGTGCAGTTAAGTTATCTATAATCTGACCAATTTGTTTTTCTTGTGCTTCGATACGTTGTGAAATAAGATTATTGCGACGAGTCATTTCATCTAGAACTGATTCTAGTTCTGTAACCTTATATAGTTCAAACTGTACATCTCCGCTTTCTGTATTGATAATCTTCTTAAGAGTTACCAATGAATGTGGGTTATACATATCATTTGTTACTGTTTCCATTTTATTCCTTTCGTTGTTATGTGGAGTATTATAGCGGACCTCACTGACAAAAGTCCAGGGTTTTAGAGGATTTTTAAAATGTGACGTAAAACACATTTTCTGCCTTTAGCTTCTGCGGGCGTTTTGCAGCTTTGTCAAATTAGATCAAAGAGGAGGGGCCCCTTGCGGGGCCCCATTCTTTAGAATGATTTTACAACTTGAAGAATTTTATTTTTCTCAGCAGTAATAATCGGGTCAAAACCTGAAGCAGAAGCCCACTTAGATTCTGAATTATTTTTCCGAGTTGGTCGGAAATAATCAAGGCGTTCAGTTAGAGCGTTGAATGCGCCCCACTTAGTTCCCTTGATATTAGCATTCGTTGGAGAATTATGATAAAGGTCATCAAGCAAGACAACTTTATTCTCCCACTTAGTTAAAGCCAATTTGGAAGCATCTTCCGCAGGCTTAGGATAAATAGTCTTGATAAGTTCAGAAAATTGCTTATCAGTAATTTCTGACTTGAACAATTCCTGAGCCTCTTTCTCGAACGCATCAAAGTATCCAAGAGTTAGACCAAGAGTTTCACGAGCGATTTGAATCTTACCCTCAGCGGTCTGAGTATGGCGAATCTTGAAAGATTGCTTAGCAGAGCGCATTGCGAGATTCAAAGTGTTTTGGCATACAACACGCACAGGCGTGATTGCTGCTTGAACAGCGACAGAACCATCGTGAGATGTCCAAACGATTAGATACAATTTTGTTGTATCGTTAGCACCTTGTGGGTCTAATACCATTTCACGGGGAACAGTAAGGGAGCCGAAAACGACTTTACCATTCTTTAATGAACCAGCAGATTCCCAAGCACAGCGAGAATCGCCATCTAGGATATTATCAGCGAATGAAAATAGTTCTTCATTCTGAACCACTTTATATCGTGAGCCTACAGTAGATAAAACATCAGTTCCATTTGTAAATGGATTAGTTCTAATAACTAATTGTGAATCTGAAGTTTCATTCCAATCAGCAGGAACAAAATCGGATAATGGAGATAAGCGAACATCCCAATTGGAAAGTTTAGCCTCATCTAGCATTAGTTGAGTTGATACGTCTTCATCTTGTGAGAAGATACGATTGGCAAGATTATGCCAAGCAGGTGTGCCACGTAGGGCAAAAGCAACATCGTTGCCATTCATTTCTAGGTTGTGAGCCATGAATTTATTTCCTTTCATTGTTAGATTGAATCTGAATTATACACTACCCCACCGACATTTGGCAATAGATTAGATGTAAGATGGGGCAAATTGGACATCTGTGAGCATTATCACAAAATCCAGGGGTGTTTTGGACTTGACGTAAAGAGCTCGGCGCCCCCACAGTTCTTGCGGGCAGCTTTCGCTGCCGATCTTATTTTTTGCTTGCAGAAAATCGAATATCTGCTTTATTAAATACACACAATCCGCATGATACACATGCGCTACCATTAGTAGATATTAGCGGAATTGATTTATTATTTTCAGGACACTTTGCACCCACTTTACCCGTTAATTCTTTCATAGTAGTTTCGGTGACTGCAAAAGTTTTTCCTAAATATGCAAGACGTGTACCGTGTTCATTGCGTAGGCCTGCAGCAATATCTTTATTCTCATCATCGGTAGAATAATAAAGAGATAGGTTAGAAATATCTTTTAGAATGACGGCGGCAGAAGAGACACGAGTATATACCCAAAATTGAACATCCTTATGGCTTTCGATTACTGTCTTCCACGCATATGCATAAGTATCATTAAAGAAATCGCCATCCCAGTGAATGCGGAATAGTTTATCTGCAGAACGCTTATCGCATTCCGCCTTGAATTCCACAATCATGCTATCAATTAGGGATACCATAGTGTCATGGTCTGCATTGCGTAGCAATTCCCAATTGTGTAAGAGTACGGCTTTTACTCCCTTGTAGACTTTTTCAAGTTTTCCTGCGTAGCATACGCTTTCACAAATACTTGTGGCACCAGGACACGAGAAATTCTTTCCAGCAGGCAATCCAAAAGTGTTGGCAATTGTTGGGGTTTTTCCATTAGGGGAGACGGCATTAGCGACCTTTCTATCTTTCGAGCGTTTTAACATACTTTTCCTTTCGCTAGGCCATTATTATAACAGGTGCCACTGACATTTACAATTAATTTAAGGGATTTTTATAATTTGACGTAAAGAGCTTTGTGCCCCCACAGTCTTTGCGGGCAAAATTTGATTGGGGCGGGGATCTAGATGATTACACAGTTCAAACCCGCCCCAATTATTTTAAATTAAACCTAACTCAATTCTAGTTAATTGTTTTGGTTTATATTTAGTTACAGTTTCTTCAGGTATTAATAAAGCAACTGTCTTTTTCTTTTTTAATTCATCATAGACATATGCTTTTACTTTACCAGAAAATTGAGATAAATTAGAAAACACCATTTCAGTTAAGTATTCTTTATCTACGCCTTGTTCTGAGTAAAGAGTTAAATCGTTTAACTTATTTTCATCATAGATTTCAATTCTAAATCTATTACGCATTTTTTTTACTTTCTGTTAGTAGGGATAATTGGTTGAGCAGTTTATCACTTGACTTACTCAGGTCAGGGTTCTTTTGCGTTAGAGTATTCTAACATAGGGGGCTAGATTTTGTCTAGCCCCCATTTTATTAGAGATAACGAGCGATAGCGTTGTAAGTAGAAGTGCTTACGACTTCCTCATCTGTCATCTTGAGAATACGAATTGCGTTCTCAATTTCCTCTTTATTCTCACGATACTGCCACTCATGGATAGACACATAGTCTTTCTTAGGTTCAGCAGGTATTTCAATAGAGTTTTTAGGTAGTGAGAAAGATACTTGGATTTCGCCATTGTATCTTGTATGAGCAGACAAATCCTCTGCCTTGTTGATAGCAGACATAGCAAGTTTAGCAACCTCTTTATTCCATGCCTTTACTGCCTTGTCGTGCTTAGCCTCATTTGCCTCTTGTGAAGCAAACTCTTTTTCTAACTTAGCCAACGCACCCTCTAGTGCCTTGATTACTTTAGTTGTAGCGATTTTTACATTTATCGCTTTTCCATTTCTAGCCATTTGATTTCCTTTCGTTATGGTTTTAGTTCTTTATTATAGCAGAGCCCACCGACATTTTAGGTGAGCCCTGCCTATTTAGTTGTTAGTTAGCAGGTGCGCTTGTCCAGCGTTCTGCGCCATTTACATCAAGGAGAATACGATTTACTCCACTTGGGTGATTATCAATCGCCTTGATAATTCCAACAATTCCACTCGTAGTGGTTGTATAGGTTTGTCCGATTTCTAGCATTTGTTTCCTTTCGTTAGTTTGACAGGGTGATTATACACCACCCCACCGACATTTTTTATAGCCACGCCTCTAGGTGGTGTTGTTCAATAATAGCCCATGCTGGTGCGGTATTCCCACCTTTGTAGGATACGCCTTCGGGCATAGGTATCTCACGATCAGTTTCATCCTCCCAATAAGCCTCAAGCGCCTCAATACAAGGAAGCACCATAGTTTTAGGAATGGGCGGGTAATGATTAGAAGTTAAGTGTATCTCTAAGGCAGTAGATAAATCTAATCCTAAATCATAGTCAGCTAAATCAGTAGCAAAATTACTTCCCATTTAACACCTCGTTAGACATTGTTTCCATTTCGTCAATAGTTTCAATTAGTTCTCTAAATTGTGTTTCAGTTAGTAACACTTTAGTAACTTTATCAGTTACGCATGAAGCAATAGCAGTAGCATACATAAACATCGCTTTAGCAAATTGTTCTTGGTCTAGTTCGTGGCGAGCATTTACAATAAAAGAAGCAAGTTCCATTTGTTCATCGCCAATTATTCCCTCTTGAGTAGCCTCAAGTAGAGCAGAAGCAGTTGATAACATAATTCCCTTTCGTTTGTTGTTAGTGGGCTAGATTATACACTAGCCCACCGACATTTTAGGCTAAGGCTAAATAAGCCTGAGAGTATCCGTCATTTACACGGTCTAGTTCTGCTTGAATTTCAGACTTAGACATTAGAGAAACTTTACCGACGATTTCACGGATAGCGCCCTCGTTCATAGTAGTAAATAGAGAAGCAGGAATGCGAGATACCTGTTGATACATAGAGCCATTAGGGTCTAGTAGTGATACGAATTCCACACCATCTACGGTGAATGGGTATTTAGCCCAGTTAGTTGTGTCTGTCATTTTTTTCCTTTCGTTGTTGTTATGGTTGGAATTATACATTAGATTACTGACAATTTCTATTTGAGTATCGGCGTGTCGGAAATTATTTTTTGTGATAAACCTCACAAATTTCCAGCATATTTCTGACTTGACGTAACGAGCTTTTGGCCCCCACAGTCTTTTGCGGGCGCTTAGTTGAAATTTCAACTAATCCCAATTCATAGATTTTCCGACTGCGGTTTTTTTATGTTTTCGTTTTCGTGAATAAACTTTTTTACTAGGAATTGGCTGCGCCGCATTACTGCGGCGAATTTCCAAAACTTTTTTTATTCTTTCTTTATTTGGTAATTTCATTTCAACTCCTAAAACTTGGAATTTTATAATTACTTGCGGAATAAAATTTTGTTGCGTCAAATTTTGGATTATCTTTTGCGAACATCTCCGCAAAATCTACAACCATTTTAGAAAATACAGCAGGGTGAGTTTTATCTGATACATACCGCAGAATTTCTGCGGTAGCAACATAGTCTTTGCGTGTCATCATTATTTTTCAACCACCCTTCTACCTTCACGATAGAAAATTTTTGTATAGCATTTTCCGTTAGGTGTAAAAAGATTTACAGTTGAGTATTCGTTAGCAAATCCCCAATCCACATAACTAGCAAAACTTTTGTGAGCCTCTAGTTCATCTGAAAATTGTTGATTATAGTGGGGAGCGTTTTCATCATAGGCAACAGTTATTTTATACATTATTCGTTTTCTCCGTTCGTGAATAGTGAGCCATCAAAATCAGAATTAGGATTACAGTCACAAGGTTCAACATTATAATCCTCATTTCCGCCATAGAATAACCAGCCTTTTCCATAGCAGGTGTCACAGTCAAAAGATAGAGTGTGAATTACTTTCATTTTAGTTTTCCTTTCGTTCGTTGTTGTCTGTAATTGTAGCAGAAGCCACCGACAAAATTGCGGTGAGGTTTTGCTGGCGTGTTGCTTCACGCTCAGCCTTTACATAATTGCGAAATTCGATCAAATCCATTTTAGTTTTCCTTTCGTTAGTAATTGGATTATAGTGGAAGCCACCGACATTTATAAGTCGGCGACTTTTACCGCTATGGTAGCCCATTCATTTTTTACTGACTGACCGACACGATAGCGAATTGAATAGGCTTGATAATCCGTGCCTACCCAGACATCATCTCGCTTTTCAGCGAAATTTATTTCTCCACCGAAAAATCGGCGGGCATAAGAAGTAGGGCGATAGAATTGTCCTACTAGTAAATCCTCAATAGAGTAAGTTCTCATTAGTTTTCCTTTCATTTATGGGAGCGATTTTAGCAAATTTTGGCGGGATTATCAAATCGACACGCCGATTAAGCGGTGTGAATTAAATCACAAAGCCCCCTCTTGAAAGAGGGCAATTTCAAAATCTAGTAATTCGTCATTAGTAGCGTTTTCAAGATTAACCCACTCAACGCCATTTTCGTCAATTCTAGCAAATTCAATAAATCCCATTTTAGTAAATCCTTTCTCCATAGTAAGTTTCAAAATCTTTAATAGTCATTACGCCTTTGTATTCTAGGCAATTAGGGCAAAATTTAATTTCATCAGATAATTCTATTTCGCAGAAGCAACAAATTTTATTCATTTAAGTTTTCCTTTCTTTATTTTGATGACTTTAGTCTAGCATAGGGGTCTGACATTTTTGCCCAAATCTCGGGCGTGTCGCAAAACTATTTTTGTGATTTAGGTCATGTGGATAACTTACGCTCAAAATTTCGGGGATTTCCACAGCTGTGCATAAACCTGTGGATAACGCCCGCAAAAGACTGCGGGCGGATCAGCTTTTGTCAAGGCGACACGCCGTATTATTTTGTGAGTTCTCTCACATCTTCTTTTAGCATTTCCCAAGCCATGCGCCCTAGAATTAGGGCGGGTACGACAAGGGCTAATTGAACAAGGCTAGTGAGTAATCTATTCATGCTTTACACTCACAAGGTTCTATTGTGTATTCATAGCGATTACCTACATAGATAACGCCCCTACCATAACACATAGAGCATTTATTCTTAGGCATAAATCTCACCCATTTCTTCCAATTCCATTTCTTCATCTTCTAATTCTAGCATTTCCTCTAGTGAGATTTCTAGCGGTTCTTCTTCATCATAGTATTCTATGGCGTATCCGTGTTGAATACTTTCATACTTGTATTCTGTATTAGTGTTATCAAATGAGTACATTATTTTTATTCCTTTACTTTCTGTTCTTATAAATCTTATACGCTACCACTGACACGATAGCAATTCCAATTCCTAGCCATGAAGCGTAGAAATCAAATTGAGCGGTTTCAAAGGCAATTCCGTCTGAGCCTAATTCTATTAGTAAGTATCTATCCATTTTCTTTTATTCCTTTTCGTTAGTTCTTATTTTGTTATGTCGTTAGACTATCACACATGACCGACATTATCAAGGCGACACGCCGTAGGCGTGGTGTGACTTATGCCACACTCACCGCTACGCTGCGGTAGGTATAACCTCCGCTACTCTTGCGAATACGCACACGATACGCCTCAGCGTCCGCATACCATACCGCTTTAGGGTGCTTTTCAGCCTCTACTATTTCGCCCTCTACGGAGCGGCTACGATAGGTCTTCCCTACTAGTAGGCTTTCGACATTGTATAGATTAGCACTCATTATGCTACCTTCTTTCTTTTAGTTAGTTAGTATTATTTCAGATTTATTCAATTTTATCAAGCCGACACGCTGTGTCTATTGTGTGAGGTTAATCACACTCACCGCATGGGCATTGAGGAAACTCACGCTCTTGCTTGATACGATTAGCAAGGCGTTCTACTTTCATGTATGTATCAAATGAAGCACCTCGGAAAGATACTGGCTTTCCGTCAGCGATAAGGTGAGCAGCCTTGATAATCTTTTGCTCTAGTGTTAGTGAAGTCATTATAAAACTTCCTTTCTTTTTTCTATCTAATAATAAAATACTATCATGGGGGTCTGACAAATTGCAAGTTGAAAATGCAAACAATTCGGACATTGTGATTGACATCACACAAAATTCATGTGAGATACGCCACAATTATGGGCGCACTATCCGAAATGTCCGTTTTGTATTAGATATGCATCATACATCATAAAAATATATTAACATTTTTAGAAATCTAAAAAGTAGTCAACTAGAATTATAAAATAGTATAATAAATACATGCCAACACTTATTAAACCAATAGAATTTCCTGGAGTAGATAATATCCTAAACGATTGGGAAAAATACAGAGATATATTTATTAATCAAGGTCTCATAGCTTTTAGAAATGCATTTGTAAGTTTTGAAGAACAAAAAAGATTAATGGTGGGGCTGGGAGAAAAAATTGGTTGGAAGGTTGCTAATGCATATAATGAAGATCATAACACTTTAGAAAAACAAACTAATGATCATTGTATATTAAACTGGCATGTTGAGCATTCGTATTGGGAAAATCCTATATGTGCAGCTAGCTGGAATATGCACACATTTAAAGAAGAAGATTCTAAAAACGGAAGAACTTTATTTTATCCAATGGATAAATATTTTGAAAACTTATCGGATGAAGACAAAGAGTTTGCACTATCTGCATATATAAAAGTTTATCATGAACCAAAAGAAGGACATGGATTAAATGAATTTGCAGATCCACACAAACATTGGAAAATCGGAGATGAATGGATTGCAAATAGACCAATAGCAGTTGACCATTTTTTAACTGGTAAAAAAACTTATAGGATTGCAAATCTAGGTGTTCAGCCTAATCATCTTGGAAAAATAAATTGTTTAGATAACATAAATGGAGAAAAGCCAACTAAAGAACAAATTGCAATGTATGCAAAACAAACAATGCAAACTAAGATGAAGGTTGCAAAATCTCTTGCTAGCGAAACAGATGATATATGTCTTATTCATGAATGGCAAGAAGGTGATTTGCTAATACCAGATCTTTTTAAAATGGCTCATTCAATAACTGGTGGTTTTGATTCTAGGAAAAGAAAATTTCGTGGATGGTGGGCAACTAAAAATAATTGGGAAGGCACGTTCGATGTATATTATCGTACCCTACCTATTGACTTTGATAAAGCATAAATGTTACACTTATGTTCGGTTTGTGGGGGCTTACACTGGAACTCAATATACACCAGATGTAGCTTCTCTATCTCTTAAAAGATTTTTTCTTTTTGGGGGGTAGGGGGGCTTTCCTAAAATCTAATATTCCCAGATATCACTATATAATATATATTATATATATACAAGAAAAGGCGGGAAACTAAAAATGAGACTAATTATCACCATAACAGCAATAGCCATAATAACCTGTATATGCGGTTTATTAATACAAATATACGGGCCTATAGCTTAATCTGGTGAAAGCAATTGTCTTATATACAATCGAGTATCGGTTCAAATCCGATTAGGCCTACTTATAGATATACAGATATGATATAGTTAGTATATGACAATAGAAAACTATGAAATAGGCAAAAGCATAAACGTATACAGAAACCTATTTAAAAATCTTGATGAAACATTTGAATTTATAAAAGATACTGAAGTTAAAAATAGTAGCATGCTCGGAAGCTGGGAAGATTGGTATGTGTTTGGTAAAATATTAAGAACTTGTTCGCTAGAGGATATAAATGCAGTAAATGAAAAAAATAAAGAAGAATTATCTATATATCAAGAGCTACTTAAAATTGTCGACATTACATTTAAGCATCATGTAGAAAAATATAATTATAAAAAAATAGTCGACCAGTATGAATGGCAAATTTCTGGTCCTAGTGTGTGTAAATATGAACCAACAGATAAAGGCACACATGAGGACCCAGATCATGCATTAACATATCATACTGACTATCAAAATGAATTTGATGGGCAACCAGGTATAAAATCTGGTTTTACTATAACTGTATATTTTAATGATGATTTTGATGGCGGAGAAATTGATTTTTACACTGGAGAAGAAGTTGTTCAATATAAACCAAAGGCGGGGGATGTAATAGTATTTCCATCTGGCTCTCCAGATATAGATCCAAATAATCGCTATTTACATGCATCTCATATAGTAAAAGACAATCCTAAGTATTTTGCTAGATACTTTGCTGTATATAATAAAGAAGCAAGTGCGGAATATTTGGAGGGTCTGGAGAAATATGGTGAAGAAGAATGGCTAGATATTCTTTCCAAAAAAGCTCAACATATAAGAGAAAAGTTTTATTTTAAAAATATACCTTCTGATTTAACACCAAGAAGAGTAGCTAATATTTAGGAGTATTTATGACCTATATTGTTTCATGTGAAACATTGATGATATATATGTTAGTTATTGATATGGGGTCATGGACTCCTAAAGAACATATATTTGCACCTAAACAAGAAGATTATCCGAATTTAGGCTTTATGCCTCCAATTGGATGGGATTGGGATATTTAATATTGATGTTCTTATTTTGCCGCCGCACTTTTTTCGCACTTTTTTCACTTATTAAGGTCAAATTATGAAATTTTATTGGTTTTGTAGACACAACTATTTTGATATTAAAAATTTATTTGTTAAATTAGAAAGCGCAGGATTTGACGGAGTACTTTTAGCTTACGCACAAATGGGAGATCCATTTTCTGTTCTTGCACATAACATTATGCCCTCCAGCAAAATGGAATATATAGTTGCAGTAAGACCATATTTAATTTCACCACAATATGTTTCTGAAATTGTTGAATCTTTTGAGTCCTTTGCTCCAGGAAGACTTTCTTTAAATATAGTCCCAGGAGCGGTTATAGATTCAGAGAAAATATATGGCGGAATTATTGGTGAAGTAAACGATTCTTCTTCGCAAGAAGATCGCCGTAACTTTTTAGGTGAATGGATAAAGGAATATTCTCAATGTAGAAAAACAGAAAATAAAATTTACGTATCTGGGCATCACTGTGATATTGTAGAGTATTCTGAGTATTCAGATTCTTTAATAATGAATTATCGTGTTTATAATTCTGACTATGGATATATTCCAGTGTCTAAACCATTTTATATTTCAATGTCTCCAGTCATACAAGGAGACCCAAATAAAATAGATAAAGATGACATGGTAGTTAGTCGTAGTGATTTAAAGGAAATAATAGAAAAACTTGAAAAAAAGGGAGTTGAGGGTATATTTTTTCACAACCCCATGAATTTTGGTCAACTATCATATATAATAGATTTTGTTAAAGATTATAAAGCCTCTAAGCAGTACATTACCCATTGAATTTTTTGATGTATAATATGTTTAGGGCAAAGATAAGCCAATAGGAGGCACAAAATGAATTGGATAGAGTACACTAAAAGCGAAGATCTTTTAGTAGAGTTTACATCAAAGCTAGCTAATGACCTTTCAAAAGAGGCGGGTCACGATTTTAATGAATTAACAGAAGAACAATGTCAAGAGATTGGGTCTTCTTTAACAGCCGCATGGTTCGATGGTAAAACTTCAGATGAAGTAGTCGACTACCTAGTTAAAAAATATGGAACAGAAGCAGAAAAGAAATCTTATAACGAATGGTTAATTGAGAGGGCATAATGTCAATTTTAAATTCAACGTCACCTGCAAAAAAATATGATCATTTAGGTGTATATTACAGAAAAAGTTTTTTAACACCAGAGGAAGTTGCAGTTTTATCTAATTATTCTTCTTTGTATAAATCAGAGTCAGATAAGTATGAAGTTGGATTTATCTCTTCTAAATTTATTCAGAATGCCGCAGAGAGCTATCAATATAAAAATCAAGTAAAAGAAATTTTTACAAAAATAAAAAATGAAATGAAATCTGTATACAACATAGACAGTTTGTATTTAAATATTGTTCAAGATATAAAAATTAGCTCTTCTTCAATTGGTACAGGGGCTTCATCTAGTTCGTATTCTTCAAAAGATTCTGAAGACAAGAACGGCATAGTGGTTAAAAAATTTGTTTTGCCTACTTCAGATGGTTGGACGCCAGGCCAAGAATCTTCAGCCGATCCTGCATGGTGTGTCATTGTTGGTCTTTCAACAGACACTTTTGAAGAAGGCGGAGATATTAATGTAGGAAGTGTTTCTGAAAAGATTAACTCTGGAGACGTTATCTGGTTTAGCTCTTCTGTATCAAAATCTTACTCTGTTTCAAGTTTTGATCCAGTATCAGACATAAATACGCCAGTAGGAGATACAACTCCAGATACTGTAAAAAACTTTTTAGATTTAACTATGACAGATATTCAAGAAGGTTATTGGCAGTAGTATATAATGCTAGGGTGGACAATAATAGAAGATTTTTTATCTTCTGAAGAAACTTCTATATTATTAAAATCCTGTAAAGATATTTATAAAAAAAATCCAGATTCTGATAAGTTTTTGGGAGGATATGATATTTTTGAAAGCGACAGGTCTGTAAGAGAAGTGCTTAGAAAAGTATTTGGATTTTCAGAATACTTTTTTAAAGAAAAATATAATACAAAAAATGATTTAAGGATAATCACCTGCTTTGGCGCTAGGCTAGCAAATAATGCTGAATATACAAGACACCAAGACAAAAGACATTTTTATCCAGAAGAAAAAGAAGGCGATGTTATTTACACAAGTCTTTTATACCTAAATGATGATTATGAAAATGGAGAGCTTAATTTAGAAAATCCAGATTTTGTAGATAGAGTAGCTGGGGTAGTTCATGAAGGAGATCTAAAGTTTAGGCCTAAACCAGGAACTTTGATATTGATGACTGAAAATGTTTATCACACTGTTTATCCAGTAACATCTGGCGAAAGATATAACTTTACAATGTTTTTTTGCGATACAGATTCAAAATTTAAATTAGTAAAAGAATTACTTTAATATTCTTTAGGTAAATACTCTTTTTGATTTGTAAACACTTTATCTTCATAAAAATTTGGAGATTTTAAAAATGCTGGAACTACATATCTTGTAGGACCAGCAGCAACATGTCTTACTCCATGATTAAATTCATCATTACCTGGAAATATTAATAAGTCTTTTGGCTTTGGCTTCATTTCAAAATTAACATTGGGCCAAAAAATTTCTCCAGCATTGTAATCATCATGTATATATATAATTGCAGCATATTTTATTGAAGGGTCAGTATATTGGTCAGTATGTGCTACTAATTCTACCCCTTCATACATTCTTTGAAAAAAATAAAATCCAGAACATATTAACTTTTCAGGACCAGTTTTTATTACATCTTGCAATCTTTTAGTCACAATATGATTTAATTTATTGTCTATAAACTCTAAATTTTTGTCATGCCAGTTACTTGTAATTTCAAACTTTCCTTCAGCTACTAGATTTTCTACGTCATCTCTACCAAATTTTTCTAAACAAAAATTTTTTAAATTATTTGTATACCACCCCTGCCAATCTTCTTCTGTTGCAGAATTTATCATTTCAAAATACTGATTAATTTCTTCATCTGTTACAAAATCATGTACTAATAAAATACCATCTATAGGCGAAGACGTTTTATATCCCGCCTCTTCCATTTCTTTTTGAAGATAAGTTGTCATATATATATTATAGCAAAACGAAACCCCCAACAAGAGGCGGATCCTGTGGGGGTTTCTGCGCCTATAAGGCGCACTGCACGGGGACAAAAATGCCCGCTCCATGCAATATTATTTTATGATTTGTTTTTCTACTAAAACGTCATAAACAGAAGTTAAAGTGTGTTCAATAGAAGGCCTACTTTGTTCTATAAACTTATCTGCCTCTTCTTCTGCCATTCCGCTCATAACTGCCATATTTTTATTAATTTCATTAAATGTGGCAACCATAATTGCAATTACTTCTTCTTTACTCATTATTTTCCTTGCCTCTAAATGCTGGGGAGGGTCCCAGCAAAAATCCCTCTTTATGATATTCTACCATTTTATTTATTTGATGTCTATCATTTTCATCTTTTGCTAATATATTTGCTATCAATGTAAGCATGTCATATATTCTATGACTCATAATATAATTTACTAAAGGTAAATTTTCTTCTAAATCTTGAGCCTCATCCATTATATTTTTCATCACCAGTTATATCTAAAAGAATTTCTTTAATACTTTTACCATTTTCTAAATTTTTTTCTAAATATGTAATAAAATATTTGGTTACTCTATCAGCAATAAATTCACGTGGTATATGTGCACACGGTATAACCATTGATAAATCTAAAATTAAATCTTTATTATATTTACTTTTTTCCATTTATTAAGCCTTCCATGTTTTTGTAAAGATGCATTCCTATATATTTTTTGTACTCACAGGATATGCAATATATGAATATATTGTCTTCCATATCTGTATTAGCAAAAAGAAGGCCTTGATCTAATGGACATTCTATATTAGGAACAAGGCCCTCTCTTGCAAGAGTTAAATATTTAGATACTACCTGTATCTTCAATTTATCTCCTTACTACTTTGGAAATTGAGTTACCAACTTCTTTGCTTTGCTAATAGAATTAGGCCAAGATGACCAATTCTTTCCGCCTTGAGTCATGTAATACGTTATCTCTGCGTTTATGACTGGATCAAACAAAAGTACGTTTGATCTCAATTCGAATTTCTCTTTACGATCTGTGCCAAGAGTTCCCAGCATATTGATCTGAAAAATTCCGTAGGAACTGTCTCCAGTATTCCTGTTGCCATTATATGCCATAGGGCGCCCATTGGACTCCGCTTTAGCAATGGCCCACGCCATTTTAAGGGCGTTTCCTTCAAATCCTACATTCTTAAGAAGCTTTTTAAGTTCTTCGTCTGTAAGCATCTCTGAAGGCTTATATACAGTATTGCTGAATTTTTCCAGCGTTTCTCTTTTCAGTTGTGCTTCATTTTTTGTCTCTGGTTTTACAACCAAAGCCTCAGCTGGCATAGAACTTATAACTGGCGTACCAGAGTATAAAAACATTAAACCAACTGCTATTGCAACGTAATGATGTAAAACATCACTAAGTTTTTCTTTTATATTCTCCATTGGCATTTCCTCCATTAGAGATAACGGACTATAATAATAACATTGTTTTATAAAGCATGTCAAGTTAGTTGACTAAAAAATATATTTATAGTTAACTAATAATTATATTTATTTTTAATATAAAAAATATAAAACTCTTCACATAGAGAATTCTTTTTGGTAGAATTAACTTCTTAATAAAAATTAGTAGCCAAAAGGCGGAAAAGGTGTGTATATGTCAAAAGTTATTGAAACCCCATATGAAAATTTTATTGCATTATCTAGATATGCTAGATGGATATCGGATGAGAATCGCCGTGAGACTTGGGGAGAAACAGTAGATAGATATTTTGCTTTCATGTTAGATCATTTAAAAACATTTAGTTATGTTCCAGATTTAAAACTTGTTGAAGATCTAAAAGAAGCAGTTTATAGCAGAAGTGTAATGCCTTCAATGAGAGCAGTAATGACTGCAGGCGCTGCTCTTGATAGAGACCATGTTGCAGGATATAACTGCTCATTTGTCCCAGTAGATAATCCACGATCATTTGATGAAACTATGTATATTTTAATGTGTGGAACTGGTGTTGGATTCTCTGTTGAGTATAAGTATGTTAACAAACTTCCTGCCGTCCCAGAATCATTTGAAAAGTCATCAACAGTTATCGTTGTAGAAGATTCAAAGCAGGGATGGGCAAAGGCATATCGTGAACTTCTTGCAATGCTTTGGGCAGGACAGGTTCCAGCAATTGATGTATCAAAGCTTCGCCCAGCTGGAGCAAGACTTAAAACAATGGGCGGAAGATCTTCAGGCCCTCAGCCACTTGTAAATCTTTTTGATTTTACAATCGCAAAATTTAAAGGTGCAGCAGGTCGCCAGTTGAAGCCTATCGAAGCTCACGATATAATGTGTAAGATTGGTGAAATTGTTGTGGTTGGCGGAGTTCGTCGTTCTGCAATGATTTCTCTTTCAAACATTAATGACATTGAGATGGCAGCAGCCAAGTCAGGTAACTGGTGGGAAAATAATTCTCAACGTGCATTATCAAATAACTCAGTAGCATATTCTCGCAAGCCAGAAATGGAGCAGTTTATTGCTGAATGGAAGAATTTATATGACTCAAAATCAGGTGAACGTGGCATATACAATGTTGCCGCTGCTCAAAAGCAAGCAGCAAAATGGGGTAGAAGAGATCCAGAAATACACTATGGAACTAACCCATGCTCAGAAATTATCCTTCGCCCTTATCAGTTTTGTAATCTATCCGAAGTTGTAATTCGTGAAAACGATACACGAGAGACAATCGCAGAGAAGGTAAGACTAGCAACTATTCTTGGGACATGGCAATCAACACTTACTGATTTCAAGTATCTTCGTAAAATTTGGAAAGACAATACAGAAGAAGAGCGTCTATTAGGAGTCTCGTTAACTGGTCAGTTTGGACATACCTTCATGTCTGGCAAAAAGGGATTGGACCAGCTAGAAAATTATCTCGGAGAGCTAAGAGATTCTGCTAGAAAGACAAATAAGGATGAGGCAACAAAGATTGGTATTAATGAATCTGCTGCAATTACATGTGTCAAGCCATCTGGAACAGTTTCACAACTTGTTGGAGTATCTTCTGGAATGCATCCATGGCATTCTGAATATTACATCCGCACAGTTCGTGGAGACAAAAAGGATCCACTTTCTACATTCTTAAAGGAAGTTGGCATTCCATGCGAAGATGACTTCATGAAGCCAAACGATACATATGTATTCTCATTTCCAGTAAAGGCACCAGAAGGTGCAATTGTAAGAAATGATTTAACAGCAATCGAACACCTGAATACTTGGTTAGTTTATCAACGTGCATGGTGTGAGCATAAGCCTTCAATTACAGTTTCTGTAAAAGAAGATGAGTGGATGGAAGTCGGTGCTTGGGTATATAAGCATTTTGATGAAGTGTCAGGTATTTCATTTCTACCGCATTCAGATCATTCATATAAGCAAGCTCCATATCAAGAAGTAACAGAATCAGAATATCTAGATCTTCTAGAAAAAATGCCAAAGAATATTCGTTGGGAAGATTTATCTTTTTATGAAACAGAAGATGGAACAAGTGGAACTCAAACTTTAGCTTGTACTTCTGATGGAAATTGTGAGATTGTAGATATTTCAGCTTAGTAGTATAATGTAATTAGGGGAAACCCTAAATTCCTGGGCACAGGGCCCAGAATAAGGAGGTCTTTATGAAAGAAGATCTTAATAATGATGGAAAGGTAACAATGCAAGAAAAAATTCTAGCAGCGTTAGCAAGCTATGGTCGTCACTTTTTAGGTGCCGCTATTGCTCTATATATGACTGGCAATACAGACCCAGGAGATTTAATTAAGGGTGGAATTGCAGCATGTTTGCCTGTTATTTTAAAGGCACTTAATCCAAACGAGCCAAGTTTTGGATTTACCAAGAAGGCATAATTCAATAGCAAGTTAGGACAACTCTTATGCTAAAATAAAGCATAGGAGTTTTCCTATTTTAGGGGTATTTAATGGCTGCACAAAAGAATTTTGAAGTTGATCAAAACTCAACTTTTACATTTGAGGTTCAATATCTAGACGAGGATGAGAGCCCAATACAACTTCATTTTCATACTGCCAAAATGCAGGTAAGAGATACACAAGGTGGGAAAAAAATAGCTTTTACATTAACAGAACAAGACGGAATTACAATAAGTCCAACTGAAGGCAAATTATCAATATCTATTGCAGCAGATAGAACAAATAAAATGTTTTATCCAAAATCTGCATATGATTTGGTATTAATAGATCCAAGTGTAAATAAGACAAGACTTTTAGAAGGGTATATGACTCTTAATAGGGCCGTGACAATTTAATGGGAACAAGATTAATTGTAACTGAAAATAATCCACTGGTTGTAGTCAGAGCTTCTGGCGCACCAGGAAGAACTATTATTAGCGGTGAAGGCGACCCATCAAATAATTTAGGAGTCCCTGGAGATTTTTATTTTGATAAGCTAACAACTAGATTTTGGGGACCTAAAGATTCAAATACCAATACATGGAATATAAATAATAGTTTTATATTAGATAAGCAAATAGCCCTAACTCATTCTTGGGAGCTTGCTCAAGTTACTGGACCAGCCGATGGAGTATATTCAGTAGAAATAGTCCATAATTTAGGCTTTCATCCAAACGTAACAGTTAAGTCCAGTAGCGGCGACATATTAGAAACGGGAATAGTCTATAATAGTCTTAATATAATTACACTGACGATGGCACAGCCGTTTTCAGGGACAGCGCATCTGTCTTAAAGGGAGTGAATAATGGCAAGAAAATTTTTGGTTAGCATTGACCTAAATAAAAACGAATTACTCAATGCCAGAATCCAGAATCTTGGAGTTGCACCAAGCAGCCCAGTAACTGGTCAAATTTATTACGATTCAAACGATAACTTACTCTATTTTTGGAATGGCACAGAGTGGTTAACAGCATCAGGTGACTTTGGTGTTGGAAATTATACAACAAGATTAAAATTTGGTGAAGCAGTAAGTCATGGAACTTCGCCTTATGTTGCACGTGCAGATCATAAGCACGACGTAGCAGACATTCTAGGAACAACAAATCAAATAACAGTAGCTAAAGCTGGCAATGGAGACGTAACCCTTTCGATTCCAACAACTTTAGATGTTACAGATGTAAATGCAGCCACATTAGATACATCTGCCCACGTAACTGTTGGCGGCAATTTAGAAGTTTCTGGAATTGCAACAATACAAGGATCTACTACAGTAAACGACTCCCTAAATGTTACTGGTGCAGTAGATCTTGATAATACATTAAACGTAGACGGTGCGGTAACATTAGGAACATCTTTAACTGTTACAGGTTCATCTACATTTAATGATCCAGTAGACATAAATTCATCTTTAACTGTAGATGGAGTAACCGTAGTAAATGGTGAAGCCACATTTAACGAAGATGTAATTATTGCAAATGGTAGTTTCTTAACAGTTGCAGGCGGAGTAGATATAAATTCTACATTAGACGTAGCATCTACAGCAACATTTGATGGAAACATACAGGCAAATCAAAATCTAACAGTAGTTGGAACAATTACTGGAAATGTTACTGGAGATCTGACTGGTAATGCAGATACTGCATCACAATTAGAAACAGCAAGAACAATTTCTCTATCTGGAGATGTTGCTGGTTCTGTATCATTTGATGGCAGCCAAAATGTAACAATATCCACAACCGTACAGCCTAATTCAGTAGCCCTTGGCGATGATACTACAGGCGCATACGTTGCTACAATCCAAGGAACAGCTAATGAAATTACAGTTTCTGGCTCTGGATCAGAAACAGCAGCAGTAACAATTGGATTGCCAGATGATGTAACAATTACTAACAACTTGAATGTTGGCGGTAACTTAAATGTTACTGGTAACATAAATGCTGTAAATACTACACAAGTTAATATTTCAGATAATTATATTAACTTAAATAGCGATATGCCAGAGGAGAATTCTCCTTCTGTAGATGCAGGTATAAAAGTACATCGTGGTTTAGAGAATGATGTTGATATAAAGTGGAGTGAATCTTCTGATCAATGGCAATTAACTAACGATGGCATAAATTATCATGAGATAACAAGAAAGTATAGTGCTACATTAAGCACATCAGCAACAACATATACTGTAACTCATAATCTTGGAACAAAAGATGTTACTGTACAAATTTATGAAGTAGGTTCTCCATTTGCACAAATAGAGGCAGATGTAGAGCACACATCAACATCTGCAATTACTATTAAATTTGCGGTGGCGCCTTCAGCTGGAGCTTACAGAGTAGTCGTTATCGGATAAGGGGTTTAATAATGCCAAAGCTTAAATCATTATTAAACTTAGTAACATTAGAAGAAGATCCTATCGCTGGCTCTACTGGAGATGTTTATTTTAATACAGTTTCTAAAAACATAAAAATTTATAATGGTGCAATTTGGGTTGATTTAACTCCAGGTTCTACTGATCCCGCTCCATTCTACATGCATACACACTCATATGATGGAGATGTTCATACAATTGACATACAAGAAACGATTAACTTTAATACAGATATTAACAATGAAGCTAATGTTGAAGAAGAAATTCCTGTTATAATAGGATTTGATGGTGGTGAACCAGACTCAACATATAACAATGCTTCTTACGTACAGTTAACATTGTTAGACGGAGGCGAAATTGGCAACTAATTTCCCAGCAAGTTTAGATAATTTAAATAATCCTAATTCTACAGATAGCATGGCAGGTCATGCAGCATTACACGGAAACGTAAATGATGCTATTGAAGCAATTCAAGCAAAAATTGGTATTGACGGATCTTCTGATTCTTCTTCTATTGATTATAAAGTAGCTCAGATAGAATCACAATTATTTGATTTAGATAGTCAATCAGATTCAACATTAGAATTACTTGGGCTAGAAGGCAATAATGACCTCACTATAACAGGTATAGAAAATAAAACAGCCATAGATACATGGGCGGTATCAACATATAGAACAATTAAATATAATCTTCAAATAACAAGAGGCTCTGAATATCATGCATCAGACTTTTTGCTATTAAATGATGGAACTGATATTAACGTATCAGAAAGCAACATTATCTCAAATACCTCAAATAATCTTGCTTCCGTCACTTTTGAATCAAATGCAGGTATAATTAGTTTATGCGTAACTCCTACAACTTCTGCTGTTACAGCAAGATTTGTAAGAACTGCGCTTAAAGCTTAAATAGGGGGTTGTCAGAGTGGCAACAGTTAACAAAAACTTTAGAATCAAAAATGGCCTTGTAGTTGAAGGATCAGTAGCTACAGTAAATGGTCAAAATATATTAACAGAGGGTGGATCAGATAGTTATATCGTCAACCTTATTGGTGGTCAAGCAACCTCCGCAAATACTCCAAATGCTGTAGTAAAGCGTGATGGTTCAGGCAACTTCTCAGCTGGTACAATAACAGCAAATCTATCTGGTAACGTAACTGGTGATGTAACTGGTACAGTTTCAAGTTTATCAAATCATGACACAGACGACCTTGCAGAAGGTTCAAATTTATATTTTACAAATCAAAGAGCGCTTGATGCTACAGCAGCTGCATATGATGCAGCAGGTGCAGCTTCTACAGCACAAACCAACGCACAGAATTATGCAGACAGCTTAGCGTCAAATTATGATGCAGCAGGTGCAGCTTCTACAGCACAAACCAACGCACAGAATTATGCAGACAGCTTAGCGTCAAATTATGATGCAGCAGGTGCAGCTTCTACAGCACAAACCAACGCACAGAATTATGCAGACAATTTAGTAAACGGACTAGATACAGACGATATTGAAGAGGGTTTATCTAACCTATATTTTACAAATGGTCGTGCAAGAAATGCAGTTTCTGGTGGAACTGGAATAACATACAATTCAGCAGACGGCATTATAAATGTAGCTGCAAATACATACGATGCGTATGGCGCAGCTTCTACAGCAGAAGGAAATGCAAACACATATACAGATAATGCAATTAATGCATTAACAACAACAGATATTGAAGAGGGTTCAAATCTATATTTTACAGATGAAAGAGCACAGGATGCGGTAGGAAATGCCGTAGGAAATGGACTTTCTTATAACGATACAACAGGAGCAATTTCTGTTGATACAAATGTAATTTCAACAAAAGCATATGTTGATCAAGAAGTAGCAGCACTTGTTGATTCAGCGCCAGCTCTACTTGATACATTGAATGAGCTAGCAGCAGCAATCGGAGACGATGAAAACTTCGTTACAACAGTAACAGGCCAAATTGGCGAGAAGGTGGCAAAGTCTGGCGATACAATGACTGGAGCCTTGACTCTTCATGCAGATCCAACAAATGCACTTGAAGCAGCTACAAAGCAATATGTAGATCAAGCAGAAACTGATGCTGTTGCTTCTGCAAATTCTTATACAGATGGAGCAATCCTTGCAGGTAATGCAGTAGCAGAGCCAGTATATGCAGCAATTGACTTTAATGGTCTTGCAAAGAATGTTGCAGCTAAAGTAACTGTTCCAACAATGACAACAGTAACAGCCTACGAGTGGAATCATAACGGATTTACAAGCGGTAAATTTACTGTAAAGGTTGCAGCTGGAACACACACAGAATTGTCTGAAATTCTTGTAACAACTGATACAAGCAATAACGTACACTTTACTGAGTACGGTATGGTTGGAACAAATGGATCATTATCGACAATTTCAGCAGATTTTGATACAAACAAAATAAGAATTAGAGTAACAACTCTAAACAACAACAGCACCGTACTGGTTGCTGGAACCTTAATCGGTTCATAAAAATTAAATAATTAATTGGTGGGGGAATAAAATCCCCCACCTAAAATTCGGGGGATATTGAACTCGTGTCAACAACAAATAGAGATTTTAAAGTAAAGAATAACCTTGTAGTCCAGTCTGGACAGGTTACATTAGGCTCAGTGCCCCTCGCATTTAATACAGATAATAATAAATTAAGAATTCAGGTCAATGGTCAATGGATTGATATATCAGATTCAAATGATATGGGATTCAATGACATAGATCTAGCTATTGATTATAATGGCGCACCAATATATTCTGTTGGTGGGGATGGGGTTATCACTGAGGCAAATAAAATGGCTGATGGCGGTTCCCCAAGCACTTCATCATTTGCTTTAACATTTGATTCAGGAACAGTAGCCTGATAAAATTAGCAAATGGTATAATTCTAATATAGGGGTATAAAATAAAATGGCAACAGTAAGATTACAAATTAGAAGAGGTACAGCCTCTCAATGGACCAGCGCAAACCCAATTCTAGCAGCTGGCGAAATGGGTGTTGAAACAGACACACGAAAAGTTAAAATTGGTGACGGTACCACTGGCTGGACTTCATTAAATTATATAGCAGCAGACAATCCAGAAATTAGCGAAATAGCGCAAGATGCTATTGACGCAGCCCTTGTTGCTGGAACGGGTATTGTTAAGTCATATAATGACGGTGCAAATACAATAACAGTTTCTGTTGATACTTCCGTAATTGCTACTAAGGCAGAATTAGCTGAAGTTGCCCAGGATTCTATCGATCAAGCTTTGACGGCGGGAACAGGTATAACAAAGAACTACAATGATGCTGCAAATACCCTAACAGTATCAGTTGATACAGATGTTATAGCAACAAGAGCTTATGCAGATCAAGCAGAGGCAAATGCTAATACCTATACAGATGACGAAATTGCTAATTTAAATTCAAATTTAAATAACACAATTGAAGATTATATTCCTTTATCACAAAAAGGAACTGCAACAGGTGTTGCTACATTAGATGGAAATGGTCAGGTGCCATTGTCACAATTAGGTCTTGCTACAGATGCATTATCTTCACACGAAGCAGATACCTCAAATGTACATGGAATTGCAGATACAAATATTCTTGTAACAACAACAGGAAGTCAAACATTAACAAATAAAGTGTTAACTTCTGCAGTAGTACAAGACGGAATAGAAATAAACGGCGGTGTATCATTTGAAGGTGCAACACATAATGATTATGAAACAACATTATTAGCTACAGATCCTACAGCAGACAGAGCAATATATTTGCCAGATAATTCTGGTACAGTAGCACTAGTTTCTAATTTAAATTCTTATGCAGCACTTTCTGGAGCTACATTTACAGGAGCTGTTTTAGGTACAGATTTAACATTATCAGGAAACTTAACAGTAAATGGAACATCTACCAATATAAATACTGTTGATTTAAATGTTGAAGATAAAAATATTACCCTTGGAGACACAACATCTCCTTCAGATGCCTCTGCAAATGGTGGAGGTATATCATTAAAAGGCTCAACTGATAAAACAATAAATTGGTTAGATGCAACAGATTCTTGGACATCTTCAGAAAATGTTGATTTAGCAGAAGGAAAAACCTATAAAATTAATGGAGATACAGTTTTATCTTCTTCACAAGTTTTAGGAAAGTCGCTTCCTTCAGGAACAGTAGTTGGAAATTCTGACTCACAAACATTAACAAATAAAACAATTAATTTATCAGACAATATATTATCAGGCACAGTTGCAGAATTTAATACCGCAATTTCTGATGGAGATTTTGCAACACTAACTGGCGCTGAAACACTAACAAATAAAACATTGTCTTCTCCAGTAATAAGTTCCCCAACTGGAATTTCTAAATCCGATGTAGGACTTGGAAGTGCAGACAATACATCTGATTTAGACAAGCCAGTTTCTACAGCAACTCAGTCAGCGTTAGACCTAAAGTCAAATTTAGCTTCTCCAACGTTCACTGGTACAGTAGTTCTTCCAAGCACAACCAGCATTGGAAATGTCTCTGCTTCTGAAATTGAAACCCTTAATGGAATTAATTCAAATATTCAAACTCAAATTGACAGCAAATCTCCTTCGGCTTCTCCAACGTTCACTGGTACAGTAGTTCTTCCAAGCACAACCAGCATTGGAAATGTCTCTGCTTCTGAAATTGAAACACTTGATGGAGTAACATCTTCAATTCAGACACAGCTAAATGATAGACTTGAGTCTGCAACTGCTGCTTCAACCTATGCTCCAATTGCTTCACCAACATTTACTGGCACAGTATCTGGTGTCACAAAGAGCATGGTAGGCCTTGGCAACGTAGACAATACTTCAGATACCAACAAGCCAGTTTCTACAGCAACACAATCAGCTTTAGACCTAAAGGCCCCTCTTTCAGGCCCAACTTTCACTGGAACAGTTGTATTACCAAGCACTACAAGCGTAGGCAATGTTTCCTCAACAGAAATTGGATACCTTGACGGTGTCACTTCAGCAATTCAAACTCAGTTAGACGCTAAGCT